GAAAGAGGTCTACCCCCACCCATCATCAATGCCTATGATCATCAATGATTGATGAACGTATCCATAGAAGAGTGGAGTAGAAGAAAAAGATGATGTACTACATAGATGTTTGGCCCTATATATACATACCTATGTAGCCTACCACTACCATACACCTGTGTATATCTGTGTACATACTAGACTAATGTGTACTACATGTATGCATATACTATGTACTACATACACTGATAGATGTATGGGTATAGGTATAGGGGATACGCAGATAGGCCCCTTATATAACCCCTACCGTATATAGGGGCATCTCCATACGAGGCAATATGAGAGCGACTTCCGCCATGGAAGCGCTACCATAGACGAAAGTAAGATCTAGAAGCCATGGATCGATGGATATCGTGTGGATCATGGATCTAGACGCCCTGAGAGGCACGCTACGGCCATGGGCAGGCGGACCCTTACTGAACCATGCAACCTTGCCCGTTCGGCCCTTAGAATTGATCGTGCCAATACTAGCCGGTAACGTTGACAAGAAATGCCGGGTGTGCTACCACGCGCATGCGCGTTCCTTTACTACCTATAGAGCACGCATAGATGGTTATCTGGCGAGTGTGCCAAGCGGGTAGACATCTCTGTTTCCGCTTGACAGGGCATAGTGAGGAGAGGACAGTTGTACTTGTCAGGGGGCGGAACGAGAAGTCCGGAAGGAGCCCCGAATGAACATGACCGATCTCGCAGAGGGTCTGACGATCAAGCAACTGAAGTTGATCGCTGACCGATACCACGTGGCCTACAAGTCCAAGGTCACTCGCTCGGAACTGATCGATCGTTTGGGACAGGTTCCCGAGCAGCGCTACACCAGGTGGGGAGACAAGCTCACCGATCGACAGTACAAGGCATACGTCAAGTTCACTGAGCGTTTTGCACGAGCGTTCGGCAAGGCCTACTAAGGAACAAGTCATGTGGATCTACTTGCTGGCAGCAATCCTCGTTTCACCAATCATCATCGCTGGGAGCATGATCGTTCGCCTTGAGAACGAGATGCATGCATTTGCTGTCAACTACAACAGGCAGCGTACCCAGGAGATCGCTCAGCAGGAGATCCAGCGTACGGCACTCAAGCGCAGCAACAGGGACATGAAATGAAGACCTTTGTACAAGCATCGACTGCTAGCGTCATCGGAGCCCTATCGATCCTGATCGTATTGATCACGGGTGGTGGTCTTCTGATTGCTGGCTACCAAGCACAGCATGACTCTTACCGCGTCGTCACGCTTCCGTTGTGCGAGAACGAAGACGGAAGCTCAGAGTCTGGCACCTTCAAGGCATGCGTGTGGGCTGCTGGTGCAGAGGGCAACGGCGAAGGAGACAACGTCGTCTATCTCTCGCCAGAGAAGCCGATCTACGGATACACATGCGAATCTCTCGATGACATCACGTGGAAGTGCTGGAGGTGACGGTCATGAACAACGATTCATACATGCAAATGTGGGAAGGTTCTTCATTCCATGGTGTCGGTCCCGAGTTGGAGGACATCACGGAGCCCGACTTCTCACACCGGCTCGAAACAACCGAATTCCTCAATATCGTTCTGGCAGGCACGCAGAACGATGACGGCACGTGGCCGTACGTGTTCACGGCCAAAGCAAGCACTGATCTGTTTCAGGGCCTCAACCGATACCAAGAGGGGTAACAATGAGTAGGTTCAACGCAAGCGATCGCGTCGTCAACCCGCAGAACTGAAAGGTACAACCATGAGTATGCATGACAACGAATACCTTGAGGACAACACGCTCGTTGGCCTTGGGGACCAGAACGGTCCGGCGTGGTGGAAGCGAACGGGCCTCGACAGCAAGGGTGAGCCGAACCACTACCCCGGTCCGGTCCCCGTGGAGGACATCAGGCGTCGGCTGCTGTACTGGCAGCCGGTGATCGCAGAGGTTCACGTCAAGGCTGACATCCTCTCGGCTGACGGAGTGACATCCCTCGACATTCACGACGATTCACGTCTGGCAGTCGTCCACCCGGAAACGGGTCGCATCCTGGGCATGCACAAGAGTGGATACAAGGTTCACGACTACGACGAGTGGTGCATCCGGAACGTTGAGACCGTCGTCGATTCGACCGCTAACGATGGCTCGCTCGTTGTCGCTGGCGCTGGGATGCTGAAGTGGGGCGCTCTCTTCTGGGTTCAGTTCCAACTGAACCAGACTCGGGAAGTCGCTGGCGTCAAGTACCGGCCCTTCATCACTGCGTTCACATCCCTCGATGGTTCGCTGGCCAGTACCTACACCCGTGGGTCTCAGGTCGTAGTGTGTGACAACACCCTGTCGTCTGCACTGGGACAGGCTAAGACCTCCGGTCACATCGCTCGGCGCAAGCACACCAAGCACAGTCTCGCTAACATCGATGAGGTTCGTCAGAAGCTCGATATCATCTTTGAAGTCGATGAGGCATTCAAGCATCAGCTTGAAGTCCTGACGAACACGACTGTCAGTGAATCCGAATGGTCGGCATTCGTTCAGGCACACATGCCGATCAAGGACGACGCTAAGGGCTCGGCTCTGGGACGTGCAGAGGCTCGGAGGGAACGGCTCACGTCTCTATGGAACGCAGACGAACGAGTCACGCCATGGAAGGGGACGGCATTCGGTGTCATCCAAGCCGTGAACACGTTCACTCATCACATGTCTCGGGTGGTCACGAGCAACGGTCTCAACCGGGGACACGCCAACACGCTTCGCATGGTTGAGGGTGGCCATGACGCCCTGGACAAAGCAACCCTGGACACGCTGAACAGTGTCTTCGCTGCGAAGCGTCGTAAGCAGATCACTTTCGCCTAGGAGGAACCATGCCGCGTAAGACTGCTAGCCCGCCGGTGTGCGGGAAGTGCAAGGGCACGCCACGGCAGCACGCGATCACTGAGCCCGTGATCTACGTGAACGGAAAGGAGTACCCGCTCCATTCATTCGTGATGAGCTGAACAAGAGGAGCCCTGGTTTCGGCCAGGGCTTTCTCTTTGCTTACCTAATGATCTTGTGTATGTCTATTCATGGATATATGACAACTTTGGTTAGACCCCTTGACACGAGTCCAACTCAAGAGGAGAGTCAGAACTGTTCAGCTTCACCTCTCCAGAGGAGCCCACGATGTACGCTCTCATGACTCGCAAGGCGACAGAGCAGACCACGTTCAGCCTCTACCTGTCGGCCGCTGCTGACCACGACATGCCCGCCGCTCACAACGCCTACGTTGCCCTCCAGGATGCCCGCCACGGGCTCCTGACGGACCATGAGGTAGTCACCTACGCTACCCAGTCCGTTCACGCTTACGGTGCCGTTCAGGCCTGAAAGGAAGCCACGATGAAGGTCCATTCCGAGGTCTGGTTTTGCCTCTGCTGCATGCTCACTCACGCGAACGGTGAGTGTGGCGACGAGCACACGATGGAGCAGCCTCTGTCCCTCATCCCCGTGAACCTTGACCCTGCCATGGGTGGAGAGCACAACGACCGGTGCACGCCGGTCGACAGGGAGGAAGGGTGTGACTGTTGGCTCATCGGATTCTCATCCGTCCCGTGTGATGGGTGCGGGACGCCCCTGTCGGGGGACCGCTACAGGTTCACTCTCTTTGAGAGGTCAGCATGACACTCGCTGCAATCATCATCGGAGCTTGGCTCGCGCTGGCGAGTATGGCCATCGGGTATCACATGGGAAGACAAGACCGAGACTGAGGACAGGGACCCTACGGGGTCCCTTTTCTTGTGCCTGAGCGCGTGGTAAGCTGACCGATGTTGGGAGCCTATGGGCTCCCTTCACTGTTTGTACCTTGACAATTCCATTTAGAGGAGCCGCTCAGAGCCCTTCTGAGAGCCTTTCAGGCCCGGGCCCATAGTTGGGTAACCAGCGAATAGGATCATGGCCCAGTGAGGCTCCTGAAGCGCTTACATGCGGAGCATGAAGTTGGCCTATGGGCCTGCCTGACTTTTGCATGCTTATGCAGGCAGCCACGTGGCTTTGTTCAGTTTCCGTCGATGTTCAGTTTTTGTGAACAGAGCTAAGAAATGAACAGAAGTCTATGGTCATCGTAGTCACTGTCGAAGATCGTCGATGTCCCTTAACATCAACGAATTTCGATATACCCGAGGACATCGATATATGTAAATATATAGACGCCTCGATATCGATGATCATCAGTCCCCTCGACGATATTCACTGCGGTGGATATCGAAGATCATGAAGTTGAGGGGACAGCACCGGAAACGATGATCTTGCTTAAAACATCCGTTCGGCAGGGTTCCTACGCGCGCGTGCGCGCACGTGTAGCAGCCTGCCATGCAACCAGCACAGCAATGCATTGGGTCATTTCCTTCTGGAAATCATCTGAGTCTTCGCCGCTCTCAGCTAAAGCGACAAGCATCTCAGAAAACTCCTCATGAAAGATTCCATACCAGTCGTGTGGCTCGTTTGACCTGGTTCGACGATCAAGCTCATTTTTCCAGAACTGCTCGGAACCCTTCCAGAGCGACAGCTCGCGCTCCTTGTTTGTGCTCAAGTAACTCTCATGGTTCTGAACGCCCCACTTTTCGAGCTGTCGATCAAGTTCGTGGAAGACATCATATATGACGCCTTCGTTGAGTGATTCTCGTTCGTTCATCTCTCGAACTTCTTCGAAGAACGGTAGAACCAACTGCTCGTGAATATCTTCCATTACGGATCACTCCAGGGCTTCGTTTTTCGGCGAGTAAAAAGGACTACCCCCCATCACTCCAAGGGGCTCCTACAGCGGAGGGGTGGAAGCTTTCACCCCCACCCCCCTAGCCGGGTCTAACGATCTAAGTCCGTAGGACGGGCTACGCCCCTAGTTCGTTGCTAGTGCGTTCCGCCAGGCGGTAGCCTCAGGCGTGTTGTAGTTCGTGGTCCCGTTGTCCAGATCAAAGACCCGTCCGCCAGTTCCAAGAGCGTCCCACCAGATAGCCCCCAGGAGACGCGGATACTGGTGCATCACTGCAACCGATCCATTGATCCACGCAGCACGAGCTGAGCCGGTACTATCGAACGGCATCCGGATGGCACCAAGCTCCGGGTAGAAGACACCGTACCCGATGGACTGACCGAAGGCAAGAGTCTTCGAGAAGAACGTACTAGGAGCCGGGTAGGCATTCTCCCAGGAGTTCACGTACATGTCAACGGCGAAGTAGTCACCACAACCACACCAGTAGGTGGAGTAGCTACGACCGTTGTTCTCAGTGAACTGGCGGGTCTGGATGGACATGTACTTGACTCGACCATTCACATGGTTAGTCAGGTTCTTCACGCCATTCCACATGGCCTGCTGTTGTGACTTGAACGTCGATGCTGTCTGCGACGTGTCACACTCATGGCAGTACGTGACGTATGCTTTGGGAATGTCAGCAGGCAGGGTGTTCACGATAGTCTGCATCTTGGATACGCTGTAGTCCTTGATGCTTACAAACGGAATGATCCCGTGGGTCTTCAGGTACTGGATCCGACTGTCGTTCCAGGAGAACGTCTGTCCAGCCTGGAAGAAGATCCGACTAATCTCAACACCAGGATAGTGCGGCTGCTTCGTGGAGATCAGCTCAGGTTTCCAGGTGGATCCGATCAGAAGATCAGTGGCAGCATGGGCAGGTGTAGCAACTGCCGTACTAAGCGCTACGGCAATCGTCAGTACGATAGCCTGGATAATACGTCCTACGGACTTACGCATTCTTCTCCTCTTCCGCATCAAGCATTTCAACGATCAGTTGGTGGATGAATTGCTCGATCGACATACCAAGGCGTTCCGCCTCAGTCTTGATAAAAGCGTACGCTCCATCGGATAGTTCGAGTTCTACCTCAACCTCATCAGGCACTAGGCACCCACATACAGGAAGCGGTTAGGCGTTCCGCTAGGAACACCACTGATAGCTCCTACTGTAGCACGGGACTTGAGGTAGGTGTCAACCTGAGCAGGTGTCGCTGTCGGGTGACCCTGGAGGTACTGAGCCGCAGCAGCGGCCACGTGAGGCGAAGCCTGGGACGTACCAGTGTAGGTCGATGTAGCAGTATCGGAGCTAGCACCAGTAGCCTTGATACTCACGCCGGGAGCAAGAATATCAACGCAGGACCCACGATTAGAACCAGTCCAAAACTGATTAGCAGAATTCGTTGCTGCCACTGTGATGGCTCCAGCCACGCGTGCAGGAGACTGACCACAAGCGTCAGTGCTGCTATTGCCAGCAGATACCACCACAGTGATACCAGCAGAAATAAGTGCATTCGTTGCACTGTCGATATCCGTTCGGGCAGGAACGAATCCGATGCTCATGTTCACCACGGCAGGCTTGATGGCATGAGTACGAACCCAGTTCATACCGTTGATCAGAGTGGTTGAGTTAACGCTACCGTTACACTGGGACACTCGAACAGCTACCACGGTTGCCCGGTAGGCAACACCAAACGTGGAGGCATCAACGATGCCGGCAACGTTCGTGCCGTGACCGTTGCAGTCATTGGCAACAGAATCGTTGTCTACGAAGTCCCAACCATTTACCGCCTTGCCGGCGAAGTAAGTGTTCGAGATCCGTACACCAGTGTCCAGTACATAAACGTGTACGCCCAAACCGGAGGCATTGGGCGTGTACTGACCATTGAGCGTGTTCGACCGTTGGTCAATCCGGTCAAGGTTCCATTGAGTTGTGGTCGCTGCGTATGCGTTACCCGAGAGCAGCATGACAGCGAAGAAGGCGGATACTGCTAGGAGCAGTTTCTTCACAAGTACTCCTTAATGGAAAATCGAGTAACCACCAGGTCCGACGATACAGGCGAGCACCAGAAGGATGACGCCCCACAGGATATCGCCCTGAATGAGCCGCACAACGCCGTAGATGGCAATCAGTACGGCAATGAGCCAGAGAATGAAGTACATGTTCACCTCCTCTCGAAGAGCACCCGATGAGATTCGAACTCACGCGACCAGTTTGGAAGACTGGTATGCTAACCGCTGACATCACGGATGCTAGGGCTAACCATAGAAGCCGTTTTTTTCTAAATACTCAATTGCAGAACGCAGAACCTCTGGGCTATCCCCCAAAAGCCCTAAACCCGAGTTGCAAGGATTACAAAGCAATCCCCTTACTTCTCCGGTTTCGTGGTTGTGGTCTACCACTAGCCCCTTGAAGCCTTCATCAGGCAAGATGGAAAATTTGTTGTTACATAATGGACATGTTCCGTTCTGTAAATTAAACAGTGCAACATATTCCTCGTACGAAATGCCGTAGCGATTTTTGTAAACCCATTTTCTTTGATATAGTCTGTGGCACATTTTGCAGACGGGGTTGTGGCCTGACGTTCGTGACCTGTTCTTATAAAAAGAATCCAGACTCAACTCCCGCTTGCAGGTAATGCACTGTTTCATTCTTTGAAAACTCCAAACGTTTGGGGGCGCTCAAGGATTCCTGTAGAGCGCTAACCAGGGCGGCGAGGGAAAGTGGGCTCGCCGGCTTTTATTAACGTCTTCCCTTAGACCTTCGGTCGTCCATCGATCAAAGATCGTACCCAGGGAACCGGGAGATCTGGATCACCTCCTAGCTAGGAGCCGTTGGTAATTCGCTCCGAGCTAGGGTAAAGCAGCCAGATAACATCCTTCATATGTACCTCCCAATTGACGGGGCGGGGTTAGTTCTTCAGCAGGCGCCTGAAGATTTGAACCACAGGATCAACTGTTGAAGTATCTTGGAGTTCGTTAATCAGTTGATCTCGATACTCCAGCAGACCAACGTAGATATCTTGAACTCGAACATATCGATCATGGTTGCGACGGTCAACCTGAACATCTGCCTTGATCCGAAATTCGGCCATGACCAGAAGCCTAGCAGACGATCTCCCGGTCTGTCAACCGTGCACGTTCGACCATCAGGATATCCCTTGGAAGCTGGCATTCCTGGTAATGCTTCCACTTCTCATGGTCAGCAAGACGGTTGTGATGCTCGGAGCTACGCTCGTACGAGTCATCCGTCTTAGCCTTACCCCAGACAGGATGCATATGTTCCATGAGTACGTCAGGAAGGTAGACAAGACTATTCGTCCTACGACCAAGCTGGTAGACGTAATCATCCACGCAGGTATGACTTAAGGGCCACGGAACCATTTGACCGAGATTCGTGATAATTCTGGAATCCATGACCCACCACGTCAACGGAGGAAACACCTTATCGACAGGATCAGTCTGCCCATCAGAACCATAAGCAATCAGATTATGACTCATACTTAATGCTGCGTGAACTGACCAGTCCCAACCATTCGTACGAGGAAGGTGGTCATCGCCCATGAATCCAATGTAACGGTAATGCGTTGCCCACAGCATGCCGTAATGATTCAGCGTAGCACTAAGACCACGCCAAGGACCGAAGTTAACATGCCAAGGATTAACGGCCCTAGCATACTCATGTTCATTTGCATGGTCACCATCAACGACATAGATCACATCTACCATGCCGGTGGATTTAACCAAATGCTCTTTAGCTTGGATCCTAGCGCTTTCTACCCTGTTGCGGGTAGGGACGATCATTAGGATTTTGTCGATAATATTCACGAGCAGACACACCTTCTAACGATGACTTTCTGGAGTGGCAGGGTCCACACAATCCTTGAAGGTTATCATCTCGGTCGGATCCACCAAGCCAGCGTGGAATCTTATGGTCCACTTCGGTAGAGGTGCCAATGCAGCGATCGGGATATAGCCTTGGGCAATTTGGGTCTCTTCGGAGGATCCTTCTTTTGGTTTCCTCTGGTAACTGCGGGCCATAATCAGAATCCCTCGTCCAAGCTGGTTGATATCTTTTCGTATGCTCAGGACAGTATCGGCCTGTTACTCGCTTAGTGCATCCGGATTCACCACAGATGGATTTAGCCCTGGGCATCGATTATACCGTTAGGATAGACGAATCTAACAATTCCCTCTCGGAATAGAAAATCCTGACAATCAGTGCATGGGCTGCGAGTAACATAAACGGTTCCACTATCAACGCTAAAGGTAGCATTATAGAATGCGTTAATTTCTCCGTGGGTACTAATACAGTTCGAATAGTCAGAGGTGGAGGGAAGTTCATCGTAAGAGAACCTACCACGAGGACAAGCGCCATGGGAAAGACAACCAGGTTCTCCGGGATTTACCCCGTTAAACCCGATGGAAATCAAATGCTTACCACGGAGTTTAACTACAATTACAGCTCCGACTTGAGACCTGGTGCAATCCCCCCGGCGGCTAGCCGCTTGTGCAATTCCTAGGTAGTAATCATCCCACGATGGACGCATCAATCAAACACCTTATCAAGCTCAGAGTGGAAAATCTCTGAAAGCTCAGCTAATTCAAGCTTAGATAGGTTGCGACGGTCTACTCCCTCTTCCCGAGCCATTTGCACTGCTGTAGAAATTAGCACATCCCTTGGCAGCAGTGGAGCTTGACGGTAAGCAGTCTTTCGTTCGTCATAGGACGAAGACTTAATCCAACGGACGGAAACTTCATGACCGATGTCACCGAGCACCTTGCTTTTCTCCTTAGTGTGTTATAGTAATGTGTTAGTAGTGCGTCCCCCTAAGGGGACTATAGTGTTAAATAGTATAGTGTTATATTAGAACCCTGTCAAGACCCAAAAGTCAAGACCCAGGGATCTAGGGTTTTTTCTTCTTGATGATCCAACCCTAGCAGGGTGAGAACGAGCCCTTGGGAGGGCTCCCAGGCAGAGAGTTAACCTAAAGTTCATCTAACTTCCCACATGTTGGGACTCTTCGAGTCCTCGTAGGCCCTTGCGGACAACTCCAGCAAGGGGTACCTTGTAGCCATGACAGCACTTACCAACCTCCGTAGCTCGGATACGCTGAAGGAGCGTATCGAGATAGCCAATTGGATCCTTGAACAAGATAAACAACCCATTAAGCCAGAATCAGTTACCATTCTTAAGATGGTCGCCTCCGGCGAAACATATGACACTATTGCGGCGGCCATAGGCCGCCCTATAAAGAACACCATGCAAACATGGGATTACATTCGTAAGAACTACGGTCCTAAGGATCGTCAGGTTCGCCTGAATAACTTCCGACAGCAGGACGCTAAGCGTATGCTGGAGGAAGGTGTTGTTCATCGTGGTAAAGTCCTCCAGCTTATTACCCTCGTTGCCGAGGGAAAGTCCTACGCTGAAATCGGTGAGATTATGCAGGAAGCTAATCTCCAGAGCCTTCGTCGTCTGTTTGATCAGTACCGCCGTAGGCTAGACGAGAAGACCGAACGAAAGCGTAAGCGTTCCGCTCAGCGCAAGGCTCAGCGAGATCGTATTGGCCCAATCAAAGAGACCAGAGCGGAGCGTAAAGCTAAGGTCAAGCAAACACTCGACGAAAAGATGGAAGCTCTTTCTATTCGTCGTAAGGCTATTGCTGATTACTACCAAGAGACTGGTTCTGACCTTAAGGCACTGACGGAGAAATTTGGTCTTTCCAGGACCACTATTCGTCACGACCTTCGGATCATGGATATTGATCCTCCGAACTGGCCTCGGAGTGGTGATATCCAAGGTAAGTCTGATCGAATGGAATACGTCCAGGAATTGGCAGGAACTGGACTTTCCATTTCACAGATTGCTAGTCAAACTGGCTACGGTTATTCCACGGTCGCTCGGTACTTCAAGGACATGGGCCTTGCCGTTACTCCTAACGAGTACTGGTGTACTCCTACTGAATCTCGTAGGATCTGTGATGTTACCGAACGGAACGTGATCCTTCGTCGTATGAGTCGTGGGATGAACGTAAGTGAAATGGCTGTAGCTGATGGGGTTAACCGTGATCTCATTCTTCAGTCAATGGCTCGACTTGGGATTGATATCCCGGAAGGCGAAGCCTGGGTGCGCCGCCGGGACGAAATCATTCCATTCATTTACAACAAGACCGTCAAAGCTCGCTACTGGAAGAATGGGTAGGTCATGGCTGGAGTTATCTCTGGATGTTCTGCTTGCAAGAGGGTCTTCTCGGGAGTTGGCCTGTTCGACGCCCACAGGGGGCACCACGATCCTCGTGAAGAGGAGATCGGGAAATGTCAGGATCCTGTCAATATGGGACTCGTCCAGCGTGAGGATGGTGTCTGGTTCACCCCTGCTGGTCTTGCACAGGCAGAGGCATTCCGTCAGATGGCCCTGAAGAAGGGCGTTTCTACTACGGAGAAGCCCGAGAACGGCCTAGGGTAGGGGTGAGTATGGGTCGGGCTTTTCCAAGGCCTTACAGGCAAGCAAAACTGGACCTACCAGTAGGTTGGCTACTAGTAGCGGCTAAGGGTCTGGGTATGATAGCCTTGGCTGTTGCTGGCTTTACAGCCGCAAGGAGGCTAGAGCGATCATGATCACCCTTAACGCCAAGGGACCAGAAGTTGTCAGGTCCCTGTCGAATGCCTCTCTGTGGCACGAGAAAGACAATTCACTAGCTCCCTACGTGTTCATGTACGTCTCGTTTCTTCAGGGTACTCTCTCCTTCTACTCAACGGACAGCTACGTAGCAGCCGTTGACTCGTGTGGCTTCACCATTCCCGAGGACCAGGAAACTGCTTCCCTCCAGAAGGGTGTGAAGCTGACCGAAGACGATGTGGATAAGTTCCTTCTAGCTGCCAGGGCAGTGAAGACTAAAGACCTTGGGATCACGCTGGGAGACACCTTAAGGTTGCCTTATATATTCGAGCAGGACGATAAGGGTAAGTGGTCTATCTCAGAGGAAGGCGGCTCCTCAGATGTCGAGTCCTCTGGACTCTTTAGGGCTACGCCCATCGGATCGTACCATCAGGGCATTCCTAATTGGGTGGAAGCTTTTGATGGGGTTCTTCACGATGCTGAGTGCTGCGTCGCTGACCCTGCATCTGTATTCGCGATACGTCCGGAAAGGTTCCTGAAGCTCTCCCGAGTCAGGGCCGATAGGGATGCTCCCATTGACATCCAGATCGTGGATGCGATCAACCCTCGCTCTCCTGAAATGGCTGCCATCAAGATTGGTCCTACGTTCAGGGCTATCGTGAACTTCGTTGATCGTGAACAGGCTAAGGCGCGCCTTGGCGACAACGCAGCGGAATGGATGTGGGCGTGAGGTTCAGGGTTAGGAAGATCAGGGATCCACTACATCTGCTTTATGGGTGGTGGGGATTGTGGGAGTGGGATGGAACAAATTGGATATTCATTAGCTTCAGCAGGACAGCAGAGGTGGCATGGACGAGACTCCTAGAGATGATGCAGAACAAGTAATACCTCCACAGAAGGTATACTACAAGTCTGTTTCTAACCTCAAACTATACAGGGAATGCGGACTCCAATGGAAGTTCCGTAAGTTCGATAAGATCGAGTCCCAGCCGGCTGCCTGGCTTCCACAAGGCACTGCGGTACACGCTGCATGGGAAGCTTGGGAGAAGTCTGGTCGTACGCTAACGACTGAAAAGATCCTTGAGGTCTATTATGCTGTCTTCGATGCGGAGATGGATAAGCTCAAAGAAAAGCAACCAGACCTTAAGCAATGGCTCGTTGTCGGCAGAACAAAGATCGAGAACGACATTGCTAATCGTCGCGAGCGCGGAGCGGAACAGGCGATACGCTTCATTGAGCGCATCAAGGATGAACCCTGGAAGCCGTGGGAGCTACCAGACGGATCTCCTGCTGTTGAAGTCCCTTTTGATGTTGACTTCGGATTCGGACCAATCAGGGGGTACGTTGACCTAATCAAAGAGTTCAACGACGGTACTCTTCTGATCACCGATATCAAGACTGGCAACCGGGAGAAGACTGCCCTACAGCTTGCGGTCTATGCTCACGCTGTCAATGAGATCTTTGGGCTGGCTATTACTCAGGGTTCATGGTACTACGCCAAGGATGACGTATGGTCAGACCGTATCGATCTCAGTGAGTTGACGGTAGAGTACCTGCGACAGCAGTTTGAGTCTCAAGAAAAGGGGATTCAAAATAGGGTCTTCCTCGCCAATCCGGGGTCACACTGCGCGCTCTGTCCTGCACAAAGGAAATGTATTGAGTACACGACAATGCAGTCTTGAGTATTGCAAGGAGAAGTATGCAGCTAGGGGATATTGCTCCACGCATTACAATCAGTTTAGACGTACAGGTTCCACCTGGCCCCGTAGGCGGAAGAACGTAAGTTGTCACCGCTGCTCCGTATTGTACTATAGGTATCGCTTGACATGCGAAGAATTTGATGCTATCCTTGAGTCGCAAAATGGTACATGTGCCATAGAGGGATGTACATCAACTGATGACCTAGTGGTCGACCACGATCATAAATGCTGCCCCGACAGATCGTGCGGAGAATGCATCCGTGGCATTTTATGCCAACGATGTAACCACGCCTTGGGCCATGCTAGAGATTCAGTAGAAGTTCTGTCGGGACTTCTAAACTACCTGAAAGGAAGTAAAAATGTCTGATGACATGCCGTTCGACGAGGGCAACTCTTTCCCGTCCGTTCAGTTCGCCTTCTTCTCGAAGGAGGGCGGCCAGTGGGTGTTCCGTGGCACTAGCGTCGCGGACGTTCACGAGCTGCTGAACGAGCTGCTTGCCCTTGCCGATGAGACCGATGGTCCTGGCATCTTGTCGACTATTCAGTCCATCAAGGCTGCTGGCCTGATCAAGGACGCCGCTGGTGGTGGAACCAAGCAGAGCGGTAGCTCCGGTGGCTCTTCGTCCGGTGGTAACGGCATCCCTGCATGGCTCCAGGCTCGTGCTGATGAGCTTGGTGGTGACCCCAAGACGGGCACCAAGAACGGCCGTACCTGGTACGCCGTTAAGGTCGGCGATGACATGAAGTGGCAGCAGGCTCCGAAGGGCTAAGATGTCTAAGATCGAAAGTCTGAAGGCTGAAGTAACAAATATCGCGTACGTAGCTGGCCTGCGAGGAATTTCTCTCAGCGTCTTTCAAAGTAAGCTGAACGAGCTTATTGAAGAGGTTGAGCAGTCCGCTGCCGAAGTGGCATATGACACTGGCTATGAGGATGGGTACAGTGAAGCCTTGTTTGATGAGGCATACAGCGAATAGGAGCTAAGTGCTTACACTAGCACTGGCGATGCGGGCGACGGAAGGGGAAGGAGAACCCCTTCCGGTCGTCTTTCCACAGCTCGAAGAGCTGGGCGCCAAACCACGTAGAGGACAGGTAACACTGATTGCTGCTGGTCCTGGTGGAGGAAAGTCTGCCATGACCTCCGAGTGGGTAATTGAACTGTTTGATCAGACCAAGGGTCAGAAGCTCAGTGGAATGTACTTCTCAGCCGACACGGACCGTATGACCCTAGGCAAGCGAGCAGCAGCCGGCATCATTGGGTGCAACCTGAACGAGGCAGAGGAATGGCTGAAGGATGACCAGTTTGGCATCTGGGAAGCCCTGGAGGAAGCTACAAGTCATATCTGGACATGCTTCGATGCTAGCCTAACGCTCGACGATATCGAGGCTGAGGTAAAGGCATACGCCTTCGTGACGGGACAGTGGCCAGACTTCGTAGTAGTGGACGTTCTGATGAACGTGTCTGGTGACAACTCTGATGGTGACCACGTAGCGTTCGCTGAAGCGATGAAGTACTTCCATGGAATGTCTCGGGAGACTAACTCAGCGTTCTTCGTTCTCCATCACGTCACGGGACCATACGAGAATGGCGCAGAGCCAATCCCACTGGGTGGCATCCTTGGTAAGGTAACCAAGTTGGCTCGGTTGGTCTTGACACTTCACCGTATGGATGATGGAATTCTAGGTGTGTCTGTCGTCAAGAACTCCTCCGGTCCAGCGGATACATCTGGCTGGAAGGTCCGGGCGAAGATCCCGTGGGATCCTTCCAGGAGCTGGTTCGGTAGGACCAAGGCAGACATATCCGCAATGAGTACCACCAAGGCGATTGATGTTATAAACGACATCGAACCTGAGGATGAGCAAGTTGCGCAGTGGCATGAATGGAGTCGCTATGGGGCGTAAGCGCAGGGGCCGAGTCCGTAAGGATGTAACCCATAAGAATAACACTGGGCTGCCTGCGGCAATGCCTCCAATGGTAACGCTAGCCGATCGTGACTGGGACCTTGATGAGATCGACGTTAGCACCATTGCCGTCGATACCATTCTCGAAGCTCTCGAAGGTCTATGGTTCGAAACGGATGATCCAGTGCTTGAGCGTGATGTAAACGATCTCGTTCAGTCTTATAAGCGACAGATCCAGGAGATGCTATGACCGCAGCATACGAAAACGCTGACCATGATGTCACTGAGTACTGGATGCTGGAGATTAGCTATTTCTATCAGCCCGTAGTCTGGGCACGTGGCGAAGGATACGTTCCGACCGGCGAGCGGAAGCTCTTCAAGCAGACTCGCGGACCGTACCAGAGTTTGAAGTCAGCTAAGAATGCTTACACTCAACTGTCTCGCAATCATAGTTTTTCAAACATGCATGCTAAGTACTTCAAGACGGTAGTCGAGTGGGAAGAGCAGGATGTATCTGAGTAAAGACCAGGTCCTGAAGTCCTTTGTCGTTGACAGCGATGGCGAAGAGACTTGGGAGCTGTTCTTCCGTGAGGGTGGCAAAAGCGTCCGTGTAGCGATATACTACACTACGGAGGATGCTGAGAACTTTGTTGAAGAAGACGCCCTAGCGTACTGGATGAATGTCCTGAAGCGTACATGGGATGATGATATCTTTGAGGAAGAGTCTCGATCACCCAAAGGTCCCATACTGAAGTTTAGATTGGATGACTAGTGTTCACCCTAGCAGTGGTGGGTTCAGTAGATCTGTCCGAACGCCAGTACCGTGATGCCAGTCTTCTGGTTCGCTCTATCCTTGAGCATTACGACTGGAAGCACTACGATCACTTTACGGTCGTATCTGGCGGAGCTGCTGGAATTGACAGTCTGACGGAAGCGCTTACGATCGAGTTGGATCTTCCATTCAATAAGTTTCTCCCAGAAAAGCAGGAGTGGGAGTTCTTCAAGAAGCGGAACAAACTGATCGCAGAGACATGCGATCATCTCATTATGGTGCGTTCGAAGCAATCCAAGACCTACGGTTCAGGGTGGACCGCAGACTACGCCGAGGAGATCGGGAAAGAGGTATTCAGGTACTATGTCTGATGCTCATGACTCCTGAAGCCAGGAAGCGTAAGGATGCTCATCTTAAGCGAACCTACGGGATCTCCATAGACGACTGGGAAGGGCTCCTGGCTTCACAGGGCTACAAGTGTGGTTGCGGTTGCGGTAAGGACTTCCAAGAGGGCAAGCGCTGGTCAGTAGACCATGACCATGAGACTGGTGAAGTCAGAGGGATCGTTCAGTACGCTTGTAACAGGTACTTCATCGGATCTTTCGATGTTACTGGAGCCTACCGGCTGTACAGGTACTTGACAGACCCTCCAGCTAGGCGGTACTTTGGTGGTCAGCGGTTCGTACCGAAGGGTATGGAAAAGCCAAAGAAGCGGCGTAAGCGCCGAGTTACCGTGAAACGGAATCCGAGGAGTAAGAAGTGAAGGTCCAGCTCAACAAAGATGTTTGGTGGGACGATCCACGCAACTACTCGAACTGCAACCTTTTCGTAGGACAGATTCTTACGGTTTTTCGGGGTCCAACACATGGATGTGTAAGTTCGCATGGTCAGGCGTTTACCTTCTCTGACGACCCATGGACTGGTCCGTTCTTCGAACTTCCTCGTGAGTACGTGAACGTTATCGGAGAGGATGCATTCTAATGGGTTGGGTAATCCTGTTCATCGCTAGTGCTATGCTTGGTCTTGTGTACTTCCTGAGCACTGTCACTAACGGTCTAGCCTACTGGTCATTCGGAAAGATTGGACACTGACATGGCAGTCGCTAAGAAGAACACCAGGACCGAAGTTGTCGTTACCAGTATCGAGCTAACGCTAACTCCAGAGGAAGCTAAGTTTCTTGCCGATGTTATGAGTATGGTTGGTGGCTCCATGATAAGCCGGCGCAAGCACGCTGCTGCCCTGATTACCGCACTTAATTCTGTTGGGGTTAAGTACAGTGAATACCCCATCAAGGATGTTGACGACCCTGCTACTACCATTTACTTCAGGGAAGTCTAAGGACACGTCATGTATCTAGTCATTGGCTCTCAAGCTCTGAAACATCACTTTCCGCAGACGAGAGAACCTAAGGACTTCGACGTATTCACAGAGGTGTCAGGTCTTCCAGTGGAAGCTTTCTGGGATGAGCGCCTTTTGGACTACTGGACTCCTGGAGCAATCAGGTTCGCTACCGTAGACGAGCTGTACACCATCAAGGTGAGCCATTCGCATTGGGATCTCAGGAACGGTACCTGGGGTAAGCATATGGCTGACATCTTGTTCCTTCAAGACCATGCTGCTAGGCTACTGCCAGAGTTGTACAAGATCCTGTACAGCATCTGGATTGACAAACACGGACCTAAGAAGATGGTGTTCAGCGAGTCAGAGGAATTCTTTGATGATGCCGTTGTACGGAAGTACGATCACGACAGTCTACATGAATCTGTGGCTTATGGTGATCATGCTCTTTATCTGGATTATCTTAGTCCGGGACGTAGTGTTGCTATGGATATGGCGAAGGTCTGGTCCTCTGATTTCTCCACGATCGTCAAGCTCTTCCGAGAAGAAATCTACGCTACAGCTTTGGAGCGAATCGTTGTTCCAAGCGGGTATCGCTGTAGTCCTGGTTTCGCCTATCATTGGGCTCTTCGTCGGACTATTACTAGTCTTACTAAGGGGCGTTCTTCACTCTGGCTGATTGAGAACTTCGAATGGTTCATGGATGCCAAGGATCCGTTCACCGAAGAGAATTACGTAGAGCGTCATCTACGTAAGCAAGATAAACTGATTCCGTTGGGAGTGTAAATGACTGACCTACTCGCCGAGATTAACCGCATGCTCGAAGGTGATATTGCGGTGGTTTACTCGACCACTGAAGAGTACGACTACAATGCATTCTGGCGTGCTTGCTCAGGCGCACTGATCACCCCGAAGATCGAGGACTTCAAGTATGATGCTCCCAAGGTCGAGAAGCATACTGTGGTGGTAGAAGGGTACTACCATCTGCACGAGTTGCTTGAAGAGACTGGTGACGAGGGTATCCTCACACCGTTTGGTATGCTTTACTTCGTGGACTCTTACGGTGGCGAAGGTGAAGGTGACCAGTACTGGTACGTCTTCAAGGTCGCCGGTCCCGTCAATAGGTTCTTCAAGGTTGATGGCTACTACCAGTCGTACTCCGGTGGAGAGTATGATAACCTCTACGAGGTGTTCCCGAAGCAGGTCCAGGTAACTCAGTGGGAGGCATAGACAATGCGTTGTCCGACGTGTGGCAATGAGTTCAACAAGAATGATTCGTCCGTCGACTATGGTCGACTGATCGAAGACCAGATGCATTCAGTCCGCGCCGGCTCTGGCTACTACGTCGAGGAAGGCTGGGACGCTCTGGCTGAGGCAGACCTGGGCTTTGAGTTCACCCTTGGTGATCTCGGTGAAGCTCGGGTTGTTCATCAGGGTCGTCATTACCCAGGTTACGACGATGTAGCCCAGGGTGGCGAAGACTATTACATCGTGATCGAGGTGGACTCTCTCGGCAAGTTCTTCCGTAAGAACTTCCACTTCGATTCGTACGGCACCAGCACGCCTTTGTTCCGACGTGCCTATGAGGTTACCGGTACCGTCAAGACGGTGCGTGTTTTCGAGTAGTGGGCAAGCACAACGCGAGTAAGGAGTTTTGTCCTCAGGGTCATCCGTACTCTGGGGACAATCTTCGTTTAGTTACAGTCGATGGAAAGAGTAGGCGGCACTGTAAGGCTTGTGAGCGTTTAAACTCACAGAACTTTAGAGCTAAACAGGTTAAGTTGCTTGGACCATGTGAAATATGTGGAGAATATCAAGAGAAAGCTTTGGCTTACGACCACATTCATGGACATTGCGATAAGCCGACCGGTTGTGGAGAATGCCGTAGAGGGCGCCTTTGTCATAGATGTAATCTAGGCCTAGGCTATTTTAGAGATTCGGAGGAGTTTCTTGGGGAGGCGATCAAGTACCTCAGAAAATCCACCAATCATCTCGATTCTTGAATACTATGGATTCGTGGGAGTTCGTGAAGATAGGGGTTGGCATCCTGTCCGTTGCTACTTCCATGAAGACAGGACGGCATCGGGATCAGTCAATACAATCGAGAATGTCTACAAATGTCATGCTTGCGAAGCCAAGGGAAACGCGATACAATTAGTACAGTGGAAGGAGGGCATGGACTATGCTAGTGCCGTCCAGTTCTTCCAGGAAGCTACTGGAGAGAGCCACCCGAGAGTACGAACAAGCACTCGACGGGTCCGTCGCAGACCTCTATCTGAAGAACCGGTCTCTTACGAACGAGACAGCAAAGAGGTTCCGGCTTGGGTACGTAGAAAACCCTTTACCGGGTCATGAAGCTTACGGAGGTAGACTTGCAATCCCATACCTCACCGCTTCCGGCGTGGTTGATATCCGATTCAAGTCTGTACCTAGCGATGGTGATCCCACACGACCGGTGGTGGGAGCGAAGATCCTTGCACTACCCGGAGCTACCCTCCGTCCGTACAACACGTTGGCTCTTAGTCGACACGAACAGTTTGTCTGCATCACTGAAGGCGAACCTGACACCTGGACTACAGACATGGCAGGAATCCCAGTTGTGGGTTTCCCTGGTGTTAAGTCCTGGCAAAAGCTGTTCTGGCGAATGTTCAGATTCAGGCGAGTAGCCATCTTGGCACAACGGGACGACTCAGGCCAGGGAGAGAAGTTCTCTACCCTCCTGGCTGAACAGATCCCAGGTGCCGTTATCATCCCTATGCCCGAGGGGCATGATGTTAACTCATACGTCATGCAAGAGGGAATTGAGGCCCTTAGGAGAAAGGTGGGGCTCAGTGGATCCTGAGGAAGACTTCGATGACATCGGGGCGGAGTTATCCGATCTGGTTGGAGATATCATCGATAACACCGCGTCGGTAGTTAAGAAGCTTCGAAAGCTTGCGTTCCGTTCCTCCGACCTGGCCGATAGTCTTCGTGACCTTGCAGACCTGGTAGAGCATGCGGCAGAGCTTCAGCATCGAGCTGCTGTGGTTGCCGCTAAGATCGGCGCAGAGATGGTAGAAGCCGATCGGTTCCCGGACGATGACGAGGACGAAGAGTTGGAGGATGACGAAGATGAAGATTGACTACACGACTGGTAACGACACCAGTGATGTCAGCTACCTTGACACTTACTTTGCTACTTCTTTGAATGAAGTTTGGATCTGGGATGGCGAGAGCTGGATGGGACCAAGGGCAGCCAACTACAACGAACTCCTGAAGAAGCGCCAGCAGCGTGACGCTATCAATGAGTTCGAGAGTGACGACCACTCTGACCAGCCGCCGTACGTTAAGTCTTTAACCCTGAACCTTGACGATCCGTTCGAGGGTCCAGTGGCTGATATCGTTGAGTTGAACCGTAGGAAGCGTAGCGACTATGCTTCCGAGGATGACATCTTCATCAACTTCCGTCGTTCAGCAAGCATGATGAGCGTAGAGGGATTTGATTACCAGGAAGCCATCCTTTTCAACATCACTCAGAAGATTGCTCGGCTCCAGGCACTTCGTGAGCAGGGAAAGCTTCACGATCCTTCGAATGAGTCGGTCGAAGACACCTACAAGGACATCGCCGTATACGCAGTCCTTCTGTATGCCTCCCAGAAGGTTCAGTGAAGACCCGCGTCATCGTAGGACTGGAGATGCAGATCCCTTACCAGTCCACGAAGATCTTCCACTCGTTCCTAGAGTTCTGTAACGACTTCTATCCTGACAGGGTTGTGATCATCGGTGACTTCCTTGACGTACCTGGTCCTGCGAGATGGAATCGAGGAACTGCGCTTGAATTCGCAGGAACTCTTCAACGAGAATGTCTCTCTGGACAAAATTATCTGGCAGCACTCCGAGGTGTTGTTGGCGATCGTACTCAGATCGACTTCCACTCAGGTAACCATGAGAAGCGGGTTGAATCTTATATCCGAAACAAAGCCCCCGCATTTTCCGGCCTTGAAGCTCTTCGAATCCCCAATCTCCTTGGGTTTGATAAGCTGGGAATCAGTCTACTGCCTGATGTTGCTCCGTTCGCAACTGGCTGGGTTACCACACACGGTGACGTGGCGTCACGTACCCTCTCAAAATCCGCTGGGTCCTCAGCACTTATACAAGCCAAGCGGATTGGTAAGTCCGTTGTTATGGGGCATACTCACCGACTTGGCGTCGTCAGCGAAACAATAGCCGGCAAGGTATTGACCGGCGTTGAAACGGGGCATATGATGGATACGCGCAAGGCGTCCTATATCAGTTACCCTAACTGGCAAGCTGGTTGGGCTGCTTTCGAGCTTGAGAATAACAGGGTCACTCACATCCGCCCTGTGCACGTTACTGCCTCTGGAGGTATCCTCTATGTTTGATCTGCCGGATCAGAATCCTGCTTTCGTTGCCAGGCTTGACCAGGATATGGCTGAGTACGATAACGCGTTCAATCAGATTGCGTTCACTGCTGACACTGTCTACCACCAGAACGGTGACAGCGCCACAACGAGCTACGTCTTCACGATGGAAGCCATCCTGACCTACCTCCGTAGCGAGGATGAGCCTCAGGACCATCGGTACCGTAAGATTGCTGCCCTGGTGGCTAGCGCTGTGAACGCTACGATTCGGTACGAGCATTCCCTCCAGGAACTTGAGGATCGGTATAACACACTCGCTGACGCAGCTCGTGACACCATCGCTACAATCGATACGATTACTGGCAATGGAAGTAAGTAGCGAGGTCTTCAATACTTCCAGGGAGTTCGCTTACCGCTACGGACGCATGTTCCCAATGGTGGAACCGGACGACATCCACCAGGAAGTGTTGATAGCGTACTGGCTCAGCAAGGATAAGGTCATCGAGAACGGATGGTGGGCTACAGTGTCCAGGAATGCCGCTCTCGCGCTCCAGGCAAAGTACCAGGAAGACATGTGCTTGGTCCCGTTCACTACCTACACTCAAGAGACCGTTCGGGAGATGCTGACCGAGTTCTTCCAGGGTGATCCGTCTTGGGCTACCTCTGAGATCATTCAGTCATTCTTGGACGTACTCAAGCCGATTCATCGGGATGCTATCTACGATCGCTATTACCATGGCGATCCGGTAGAGAAATCGAAGCTGTCTAGGGCTCACAAGGCCCTGACAGTGGAGATGAATCGAGCACTTCTGGGACGACCACGTGAAGGTCTAGGCTCCCGTAGGGTTATGAGTAACGCAGCAGCTAGGGCCGAGATTGATAAGGACTACACAGAATGAACCCAACTGATCCGTTCACCGATCTATCGGTTGGCCTGATCGGAATGCATGAACTCATGCTAGAAGCCATGAATGCCGGCTTTACTCGCGAGGAAGCATTCAGGATCGTACTTGAAATGCTACTTGAGACTATACGAGGAGCCAAGTGAGATATACTGTAGGAGTCCTGAAGGGTGCTGAAATTGGCACCCTTTTTGGGCCTAAGGACATCACTGGTGACTACCTTGTCTGCTTTGACGCGCAGGGTAGTCTAGGGTATGCTTCACAGCATGAGATCGCTGATGCGTACCTGTACATCGCTCAGCATGGACCTCGGTCCGTAACTGAGTACAAGATCTATAAGGGGCTGAAGAATCTTGTCTGATACAGAGATTGCTTGGGGTTACACCGGTGAGCTTGTCTACAACCGCACATACCGTCGTCCGAAAATGGATGGAACGCTTGAGTCCTGGCCAGAGACTGTTCGTCGTGTGGTCGATGGCAATCTTGCGTTGGTTGACTCTCGGTATCATCTGCCTAATGAGCGCGACCGCCTCATCGACCTTATGGAGTCTTTTCGCATCGTACCTGGTGGTCGTCATCTTTGGATGTCTGGTGTACCTGGACGTCAGTTTCTATTCAATTGTCATGTCTCTGGATGGACAGAAGACATCGAAGACCACTTCAGCTTCACCTTCCTCCGACTCATGGAAGGTGGAGGAGTAGGCGCTAACTACTCCATGATGAAGACCTACCCAATCGTTCGTGAGGTGCAGGTCTACATCGTCTGCGACCCGAGCCACCCTGACTATCGGGAAATGCAGGATGCAGGTCTTCTTACCGATGAGTGGTCCTCTGACTGGACGGGATCGATCGAAATTGAAGACAGTCGTGAGGGTTGGGATGGGGCACTCCGTGACCTCCTTCGAGCCGCTACCGGACGTACTAAACACACTAAGCGGGTTTATGATGTGTCTCGTGTGCGGTGGGCAGGAGCTAGGATTAAAAGTTTCGGAGGGACAGCTTCAGGTCCGTTGCCTCTCGCCCGGATGCTTCTTGCTGTTGGCCAGATCCTGAACAATCGAGTTGGAGTTCTTCTGGAAGGAGAGCTTCCACACAATCTAACCCCTATCGATGCTATGGAGATCGACCATGCGATTGCGACTTGCGTGGTTTCTGGTGGGGTTCGGCGCAGCGCACGTATGTCTATTCTTGCATGGGATGATCCGCATATTCTGGATTTTCTGAGCTGTAAGTCTGACGGGTCCAAGCACTGGACTACGAACATCTCTGTAGCTGTAGATGATAGGTTCTTCGATCACGTAAAGATTCCTGGCAGTCTAGCTGAACATGTGTTCAATGAGATCGTTGAAGGCATGTTGGCTAACGGCGAACCTGGTATCTGGAACATGGATCTGAGTAACAAGGATGAGCCTAACTTCGTTGAAGCTACCAACCCTTGTGGTGAGATCACGCTGGAAGCCTGGGAGAACTGTAACCTCGGGCATGTCAACCTGGATGCGTTCTACGGTCACAACGTGTACCACGATGTATGGGAAGAGCTTCTTGAGGCTCATCAGCTTATGGCCCGGTTCCTGATCCGCGCCACGTACGGTGACATCCAGGATGCTGGCCAGCGTGCTGTGGTTGATCGTAACCGTCGTATCGGTGTGGGGCACTTTGGCTTCGTTGGCATGGCAGCTAAGCAGGGTATCAGGTTCTCTGAAACTCATCAGAAGATGGACTTCAAAGAAGATCTTCAGAGCATGTATGCCGCAGTCCGTCAGGCTGCTGACGACTACGCTTACGAGCTTCGTATCCCAACACCAGTCAAGGTGACCACCGTAGCTCCTACGGGCACCATCGCTAAGATGCCTGGCCGTACCGAAGGTATCCATCCTCCGTATGCCAAGTACTTCATCCGAAGGATTCGCTTCTCTAAGATCCATGGTCCCGAGCGTGAGCAAGCTGAGCGTCTTCGTGACGAGGGTTACCCGGTAGAAGACTGTAAGTATGCTCCTAACACCTATGTCGTCTCCATGGTTGCTAAGGAGCAGCTTGTCGCAGAGGTGGAGAGTCTAGGCTATGACGCCGATATTGTCGAGTCGGCCGATGAGATCTCCATCTGGGACCAGTTGGCCGTACAGGCTATGTATCAGACGTACTACGCTGATAACGCAGTTAGCTACACGATCAACATCCCACAAGGACGATACACGGTAGACGAGGTTAAAGAGGCTCTAATGGCCTACTTGCCCAAGCTCAAGGGGACCACAATCTTCCCTGATCAGACTCGTGAACAGGCTCCATATGAGCGGATCAGTAGGGCACAGTATGAAGCAAGCGATGGTAAGACTGTGGATTCGTCTTTTGACGAAGATTGCGCATCTGGCGCGTGTCCTGTACGGTGAGTCTAAGGACCTGCTGTTTGAGGACGATGAGGAGGAGTTAAAGGTGACCGAGAACAAACCTGAGATCGTTAACTCGATCTCTACCATCGAGAGCACCGGCAAGTACTTCGTTGTGCTCCGTGGCATCATGACGCCGGGCGAGGTCTTCGTGAACGGTGACCTGAAGGCTACCGCCTACGGTGAAGATGTCGACGTTACCCTTTGCTTCTACCTAGTCAAGGGTGACAGCATCGAGATCAACGGTGCTCCTCATACGATCCTGAAGGTCGAGTACACCAACTAATGGGGCTTCGCATCCGCAAGACGGTATGGAAGTGGTTGGCGGTGGGGGCTCTGGCCCCCCTCGTCGTCGTTGGAGTAGTCCAAGGCATTCAGAATGGCCAGCAGGATGCCAAGAACTTCCATCCGTATCAGCCGAGTCCTCAGGTGTACCACACTGAGCTACCAGGAGAGCAAGGCTACCTGGAGTACTGGAGGTCACTCCATGTCTCCACGGACAAGGCTGTGTCTGCTGGCTACGCTACTTGTTCCGATCTTGACCTAGGTGGTGTAGACTTTACCTACAGCGAGATGCGTCAGGTGGGAGATAAAGAGAAGTCAGATCGTCTCCTTTACGCCTCTGTCCACTACCTGTGCCCTAGCTGGGAACCTGCTTACGAAGCCTGGAAGGTAAATAACCCATGACAGTCCAGTTGATCGCTCAGACAGTTATCACTGACGAGATCGAAGAGTACAACCCGCACTGCTGGGAGCAGGGTGTATCGCAGGTTGACGAGCTAGCAGAGATGGCAGGAAGGCTTTGCTATGAGTCGTGGGAACGTCCTAACCCGGCTACTGCTACGAATGAAGGCTACCTTCGTAACATTCTTGCCCAAAGGCACTTTTCGGTACTCGAACACGCCTCGGCGACGTTCTTCGTGTCTGATGTTTCTCGTAGCTTCCTGGCTGAGCTTAGTCGTCATCGGCATCTCAGCTTTTCTGTCGTCAGCCAGAGGTATGTAGACCACGGCGAGAAGAGTGATAAGTGGATCGCTTACCCTGCACTCTTCAATGGTTATCTTGAGTCTCGACTTGATGCCCACTTCGAGGCTAGTCAGAAGCTGTACGACGAGGCTGTGTTCAATCTGATTAGCCAGGGCTACTCTCGCAAGGAAGCTCGTGGCGCTGCTCGTGCCTTCTTGCCGGAAGCTACCGAGACTGCTATCCTGGTGACAGGCAACATGAGGGCATGGCGAGAGCTGATCGAGAAGCGCAACACTGAAGGTGCTGACATCGAGATCAGGAACGTTGCACAGGAACTGCTAGTGGTCCTCAAGGAGATTGCTCCTAATACTTTCCAAGACATGGAGGTCTGACATGCGCGAAGACATCAAGCAGCTCTGGGTGGATCGACTCCGTTCCGGACAGGACCGGCAGGGCGACGGTTACCTGAACCGTAACGGCAAGAAGTGTTGCCTGGGCGTTCTGTGCGAGATCTTGGTTGAGAATCAGATTCCGATCGGACCTGACAATCTGATCCTTGAGCGGTACGAGCCTGATCAGGTCGGAGCTGTTGGTTACGGATTCAGCGGAGGCCATCGCGCCAATATATCTGTACTTCCTAAAGAAGTCGCAGCGCGGCTGGAAATGACCAATGATGGCGAGTTCGAAAAAGTTGATCCTATTGCAGACGAGGGTTACCATGAGGAAACTCTTGCTAACCTGAACGACGGTGGCAGCACCTTCGAAGAGATCGCTGACATAATCGAAGAGTACTTCTAAGGAGTACCGTGATCATCATTGCACCAGAAGATCCTAACGGTCACGAGCTGGACCAGTTCGGCTGGCTATGGAACGGAGCCATTAGCTGTCGCTGGTGTTCGGATGGTGATCTAACCTTCCGGAAGTGCACCGGGCAGACTGACTCCTACGACTTCTACCGGGTCATGGGTGGCGAGATGCAGAAATCGCCATCAGAGTTTACAGTAGAAGCTGGCAAACGGTACATGCAGATCCTAGATGGAATCGAAAGGGCTGAAGGTGGAAAGCTTCCAGGAGTTTGGCAAAATCCCTCGCTTTAACCGTGAGGTGGTTGTCACTGAGAAGATCGACGGAACCAACGGTCAGGTCTTTATCGAACGGAAGTTCATGGGCTCTGCCCTGGAGTACAATGGCAGCTTGCTGAACCTCCCGTTTACGCTTGTCCTGGATGAGTCAGAGATGGATGACGCAGGTCTTCCTACCCATGAGTTTCACGTCTGGGCTGGTAGTCGTAACCGGTTCCTGACTCCGGAGAATGACAAGCACGGCTTCTGTGACTGGGTCTGGGCTAACGCCCTGGAACTGACCAAGCTCGGAGAAGGTCGCCATTACGGTGAGTGGTACGGCAAGGGTATCCAGCGAGGCTACGGTCTCGACGAGAAGCGGTTCATGCTCTTCAACACGTCCCGCTGGTCTGACCCTGAGGTACGTCCGAAGTGCTGTGAGGTCTCTACGGTCCTTTTCAAGGGACCAATGCTGAACCTATTCAGTGACATCTCTGATTGTGGATGCTGCCCGTTTTCTCTTATGGATCAAGTCATCCACGACTTGTCCGAGAATGGTTCATTCCATGTACCGGGTTTTGATCGGCCCGAAGGTGTGGTACTCTATCACCACGCAGCTAACCAGCTTTTCAAGTACACTCTCGGAGGGGATGGGCACAAGGGATGAGGTTTCAAAAAGACGATCTGGTCTACGTCCTTGGCAACAAGGATAAGACCTTCAGGGTCGGTTACATCAATAATTGGACTAACGCACGGGACGACGAGGTTACGTACGATCTGGTCGAGGTTGATACCTCGAATGAGATCCAATACGTTCCTGCTGAGTACATGGAGCTGCTTCCCAAACCGTTCGTACCAGTTCCTGGTATGATCGTACGAATCCACCGTGAACTTACTGGACCTGGAACCTACTGGGTTAACGGTGATGGTAAGCTGCTGTACATTAGCGTCCTCGGCAAGGATTTCGACTCCGTGTCGGATGATGTGCAGGCCCTTTCGGCTAAGTACAATAACGTTGGCATCAAGTCAGAGAATGTGACCGTTCTTTACGACCCGAGGAGTAAGAGTGTCTAAGTTCAAGGATGGCGACAAGGTACTCGTCACTGACCGTGGTACGGTAACGCGATCTACTCAGACCGGAGAGTCGGTTTTCGTGACCTTCTCGGACGGTGCTGGCGGCTGGTTCGAATCGTCTGATCTCGTCCTTGCCCCTCGTGAGTGGCAGAAGGGTGACGTTGGTCGTGACCGTGAAGGAAACATCGTCTACCGTCACGATGACTTCTGGACCGACTCGATCGATGATCTTGTTGTAGATGCCGATGATGTTCCCGAATGGAACAAGTGGAATCAGGACGACTTCACCGGCGAGATCACTCTAATCGGTCACATCGATGTAGAGGCTCTGAATGGCTAAGTATCTCTACCGTGCCAGGCTCAAGCACGAGACTTGGGCGTACGAATTTAAGCCCTAGAAACGAAGAAAGCCCCTTGGTGTAGGCTGACCTACCCTTGGGGCTTTTTCGTGCGTTAGCGTAATGTACGGGCCTTGGAAAAGTGGCTTTATGGAGTGACAGGTGCCGTAGGTTCACTCGGGGACACCTGAGCACGCACCAGAAGCGCAGCCAGGGCCATGGCAGCAGCCGTCAGGCTACCGACCTGAGCGTCACTGAAGTGGAGCCCGTACTGACCCACCAGGGCCACGCCAGCGGTCACCACACCCTTGAACAGTGCCGGAGCAACCGGCCGGGTAGTAACAGCCACCAGGACGGCAGTCAGGAAGGCCACCACAGCGTCAGCCAGGCCCGTAGGGACGCCAGGCACCTTAAAGGATGCCAGCAGGACCAGCAGGGCACCGATAGTCGTAATGATTAGGGCCGGTTCTCGTCCAAAGATCTTCATGCGTTCTCCTTACCTGCGAGAGCCCGTTCAAGCTCACGGATTCTCTTGTTCCGTTCGTCTAGCTCACTGGTTAGGTCTCGGATTCTTCCACGGAGCTGATCTAGCTCATCATTAGCTCGGTCGAACTTTGTACTGATGTCTTCAAGTCGATCGCGAAACTCATTCGTCTGTTGACGAGCCTCCTGAATCATCTCCATGGATATCTGGTGGTAGGTCTTAGCTGCGTTAGCTTGAGCTACCTCACCTTCACCAAGGATCTTGTTCCGTTCAGCACGAACAGTGAATAGCCGTACCAGCCCACCACCGGCTAGGACTGATGTAACGATTGTGACGATCTGAATTACGGTACCCACGTTTCGGCCTCACTTCTGGACTCTGTTAACTGAGCAGCCCAGGCAAGGTCTTCCCTCATTTCCTTCAAATCTCTCCGGAGTTCGAACCATTTTCCCAAGAGGCCGAGAGATAGGAATATCAGAATGAATGGAATCGAGAAGCCAGGTTTAGCAGCTTGCTGAACCGAATAGACCACCATGACTAGAAATAATGATGCAGTCGAATACTGTTCTATTAGCAGGGAGGTCACATATCTTCCGACCGGAACGTTTCTGCGTTGTCCAAACATGCCGAGTAAAATGCCTAGACATGAAAGGATACCCAGAGAGTTATATGCAACAAGTTCCCAGCCAGGGAGAACTGAGCTGAATCCCTGTAATGGTTTATGTAGCGCTACAGCGATCAGTGTAGAAATCTGACCTAAGAGAAGCCCAAACAATAGGGACACCCAAACGGGATGTCTTGCCGGGCTCGAAGAGCGATGCGGCATATCCAGTAGCCTTTCCAAAAGTCCTCCCCCGTAAGTAGCTGGTTGCTACTTTGTGTACGTGATCCTGATAGCTGGAACTGGAAGACCAGATCCTACGCCAGCGGCGTACCCGTAATAGGATTGACTTGAAGTAGGAGCTTGCAGGATAATGCCCTTGATCAGACCATCACGAATGTCTGCACCAAAGGATGTTGCAACCTGGTGGTAGGCACCTTGAGATTCCGATCGCTGGTTCCTCGTCACGTGACCAGAGGAAACGTGCTGGGCGACGATAACCGTACTGCCATAGCTAGCTGGAGCAGACGAGTTATTGTGCTTACCGAAGTCTACGGTAGTGCCACCACTAGGATAGGTATGGATGTTATCTAGGTAGATCTCAACCTTATTGATGGTAGCTCCGGCAAGGACGGCAGCAATAGCTGAAGCATTGAACCCAATCAAGCTTGTCTGAGTTCCGTTGAACGTATCCTCATGACTGTTGCCGTAGTACAGATAGGTAGCAGTACCACCAGTGAAGCCGCCAGACTGACGGTAAGCCTGAGACCAGGTAGCAGCCCATTCGAACGTTGTAGTAACCGGTTGAGCTGGGACCGTAGGCTGAGACGTAGCAGAGGCGGCGCCAGAGGTGGCTACCGACGTGAACTCCTTGATGGTGCCGCTAGGCAGCCTGACGTGAAGCCTACCGTCAGCGAACATCCAGATGTTACCCTTGTAGTCCGTGGTAGGGTCAGCGTTCACCATAGGGATCTGAAGCGGAGCTGATTCCAGGGCAGAGATCCTAGCTTCGTACTTTTGAATGATCTCAAGGAAACGCTCTTCGGGTGTACGTCCTACTCCCATTAAAGCCTCCCTACGGAGGCCAACACGATGCTACGCATCTAGATCGCCTCCTCGTTCTCTGGCAGCTCGATATCATTCAGGTCAATCAAAAGGTCTAGCTGATCGGTAGCTGGCTGATCTCCACCAGCGTTTACACGGAACGTCCTGCGAACAATCCTGACCGATGAAAGATCAAGGTCAAAGACCTCGTCCTGAACGATCAAACGAACCTTGTTGCCAGTAGCGTAATCAGTGTAGGCAGGAGTATCCAAAGGGACGGTAACCTGCATCTGCTGAAGGCCTGAGGCGTGATACGCCCTGATACCCTGAACGTGACTAGCGATAGTATTGATGTCCGTCGTAGTAGCGTTCGTGTACTCCTTGGATTCCCTAAGCAGGATCGTGTCCGAAGCTAGGTTAGTGTCCTGGTCGTAAGCCATCAGCAAATCAGTACCGGCAGTGCCAGAGCCAGTACCCCAAACCCGAGGGATGACCGTCTCTGCGGTATCATCAGGGTTGGTGAACTTGATGATGTTACCGCCAGCAGGAGTGGATTTGAACAGAACCGAAGAGTTCAGAGCCGACTTCTTAGGGTAGTACAGCACGAGCCATAGAGCTGGGTTGCCAGCGTTGTCCTCGCGAACTTCAATGTCCCACTCGAAGCCCTTAGACCTTGACGCCATTCGGTCTATAGCTTCTCCGGCATATACGAACTCAGAACCGAAGATGGTTAGATCCCTCTGGATACCGGAGGTCTCAGTTCCCAGATTGATCGTAGGAGTACCAGCCCCACCAGTAGCGTACGTGACGATAGCACGAGCGATATCGAACTGCTCTGTCGATGTCCAGGCGTACTTGATATCTACAACTGGGTTCACCGTAACGTCCGGTGTCAGGAACCTCTGGTAGAGCCAGGACTTCCAGGACACTGCCGTGATCTGGAACGCATGGTTATCAGGATCCCATGGACGCTGGATCAGTGGACCACCCCAGAGGTACCCATCTTCGTCCTTGACGTACAGAGCCAACGCCTCAGGATCGTTAGGGTAGTTCAGGTAGCTCTTGAGCTTGTCAGCAGTTTGCGTCTCAGAGATAACCGCCATGCCAGTGAACGTCGTACCAGTACCATCCACGGACTGGGTAAAAGTGACTCCAGTTACGTCGATCTCTCCGAGGGGAACAGAAGAGAGGACCGGACAGATGATAAAACGAAATGACATGGCGGGATCTCCTTAGTTAGACGGCCTTGAACTCGATGGTGCTGAGCTTGGCCACAATCTTGTCGGTAAGCGCATCGAGGTCAACCTCAGGAGAGCCAGTGACGGTACCCTGAGCCTTAACCGCTTGAGCCAGAGGATTAGGGATCTCTTCCGACTTAGACGGGTCGATGTACTCGTAATCCGACTTGAAGGTATTCGAAGCGAAATCGACGTTATCGAGGATGCCAGGATTAAAGGCAACGATCTGAGCCCAAATAGTGCCGTGACCCTGAGCCTGAAGGTCTTTGACCCATTGATCGATATTCCAGCCAGCTTTAACCTGGAGGACACCATACTGGACCACGGTATCGGAGAGGTTGAAAACCGCATCCAGCAGGTTAGCTTGATTCTTATTCATTGCAACTACTCCGTTCCGTACCACAATCGGATCCTTCTTGGGTTCCGAGCTGGGCAGAGAGATGATTTCATTCCAGTCAGTATCCTGACCACCAACGGTCTTGTGACCACGCTGACGCACGTTAGCCTTAGGGTGAAGGTTCTTGTTCTTACCGCCAGACCAGGATGTGGACATTCCAGCCTGCCAGAAGAAACCGTAACCGAACCCTGCCTCATCAACCCACTCAAGGGCGTTCCATGGTCCGTAGACACCAGGAACGAAGCCGGCAGCCATAATGGCTCCGGCGAAGCCCAGAGCGTAGCCTGAGATAGAAGCCCAGGACGTTACATCGAAGTCACAGGACCCTACGATGACGGATCCCTTAGGGTAGCCAAGCTGATCCGCCATAGCGGAAGCAGATTGACCATGAGAGCGGCCAGAGGTGAAGCCGCCCTTCCAGTCATCAGCAGCGGACTCCCAGTTCAAGATGACCTGGATTCCGTTTGCCTTAAGCTCCTGGTATTCAGCCGGACTGATTACCTTCCACTTCTGTGGAGCAATGTACCTGAAGACAAGGGAAACATCGTTAGCCTTAAGTGCACTAGGTGCAATCCTTGCCGTGTAATCTAGCGCAATAGACATAACTACACTCCTCGAAGAGAAGCCTCTCCCGACATCTCATAGAACTTATCACAACACTGGTGATAGAAATCCTCAAGGTCAGCCGTAGCAGCAGCGAGCTTAGCGTTATTGAGGATGTACCATTCAGGTGCCACACCAGTCAGAGGCTCGATTGGATCAATGACTGCCATTACAGCCTGGCCACCGAACATTAGGAACGACATAAAATAGGTGTCCTTGCAGGCTTGAAACTCTTCTTTGTAGGTCATTACTCCCAGCCTTCTAGGATGAACTTCGATCCGACCAGAAGGTTTCCGGTCGCCGGCTTGATTAGCATGCTTGTCCATGGTCCTGCCGTTGCTGCGCTTCCCGACGCATTGAAGTCGTAGTAGTTAGATCCTGAATCGAAGAACTCAGCCCTACCTGTAGCCTGAGGACGGTTAGCACTAACCAGATGCTGATCCCAGCCTTCGAATTCGAAAGTACCAGATCCCCAAACGTTCGCGGTAGCTGAAGCTCCAGGCATTACTCCCAAGATGAGAGCCGTCTGTGCAGCTCCAGGAGTTACCGTCTGGCTTGTGGTACTAGGATAGTACTTAATGACGTAGTTGTAGACGCCAGAAGTAATACCATTGATCTGAACGCTCATGAAGGATGCCGTGGTAACGCCATCAGTCCTAGCGGTCCAACGAACACGGACGTTCCTCAATGTGCTGGGAATTCCGCTGAAGCTTACGCTAGCTGCAACGGAACCAGTAACAATGGATTCCAAGCGCCACGGAGCAGACTGCTCCCAGCTAGAACCATTGTACCGACGTTCGAACTTCGTGTCTACTTCGTAGATCTTCTGACCCAGGTACCCAGTCGGACGAGTAGTGCTCGTACAGTATGTGATCCCTCCCGGAGGAGAGATGTACCGAAGGTTAGAAGTAATCTTGTTGGCGGCGATAGAGGTAACGCCAGTGTCTACCTGGATATCCGCAACGCGGAACCAAGCGCCAGGGACATATCCACCACCACCGGAGTTGAAGTAGCTATCAGCACGAGGGACACCAGCACCAGCAGCGCCCTGAACAACATCCCAGTAAGCTCGTGAGTTACCAGTAACGGTACCGTACTGAGGATCAGCCACACGAAGGATGATAGAGTCATACCGAGTAGAACCAGAAGGGCTAGCGATAGCCAGAGCTTCGCTGGCATTCGACCAAACGAAGTAGCCACCCTGAGTGTTAGACTCAACGCCCAGCAGGTGAGCCATACCGGCTGCTACGTTAACGGTAAGTCCAACACCAGGAGTAGTTACAGCGAAGTCGCCATATCGAAGTACGCCACTCTGAAGGAATAGACCCTTGTTGAGGTTACGACCAAGCTCTACAGGGTGCTGGAACTGGGTCTGTGGTCCAGGAGTAGCATCGTTGTTATTTGCAATATATCCAGGAGCAGTCTGAAGACCCATCTTACCTCCAGGCGGAACGAGCGGTTACGGTGAATGAAGCATCGGCATAGTAGTTACCGAACAGCTTGATGATGTTAGTACCACGAATCAATGGCCACCAGTCGCCGTCGATAAGACCGGAGACCGAGGAACCATTGATGGTAGCTGTTTCCTTAGCGTGATCGATAACTAGCTGCTGTCCAGCAGACAGCGCCACGTTGAACGAAAGGAAATCTCCAGTGGTGGAGTTCTCCAGACGCCAACCCTGATCCAGCGGACCAGTAATAGTCGTTACCGGATACGTGTTAGCGTTACCGATATTGGTAAGTGTCACCTGGTTACCTGAACCAGAGGAAGTAGTACCGAAGGTCAGGGGCCACTTCAACGGCCAGACCATACCACCGGTAGAGCTTCCCACGATTCCAGAGGTTCCAGTCAGAACGTTCACAGCATCGTACTTGTACGGATCAGCACACAGTAGGTCTACCTCGAACCTGAAGCCCAGAGGCATGAACTGCGTAAGCCTCAGGTCCGAGATGACACGAGCTGTAACGTACCGTGGCCTAGGGCCATAGCAGGTGATCTTTACATCCGAGTTCAAAGGGAATGCATCGGCACCCAGGGTTGTCCATGCGTCATCGGTATCTGCTTCAGACAGGGTGGCTACCATTCCAGCAGCCACCAGAGTCCGACCTTGCGCATAGAACTTAGGTGCAACGTAGGCGCCATCACCTACGGCCTTCTGGGAGGACACAACCACCGGCTTAACGGTATTGGTCCATCCCTCCAGTCCGTCGATCCAAGCCTGCTCAGCTCCCGTAAGGTCACCTACGTCAGTAGGATCATTGAAGGTAATGGTACCTTCATCAGTTTCAATGACGACCTTCTCGTTTAAGAAGAAAGCCATGTTACACCGCCTTCGTGGAGAGAGCAGTAGTGAGTCGAGCAACCGTGTAACCAGCGATAGCCGCTGGGTCGGTCACAGGTGCAGGCACGTTGACATTGACATTAATATCGCCATGAGTTGTCCCAAAGGACTGATCACTCAGTCCTGCGGTATACCGTGGAAGTGTGGAGATATTCGGTACCGCTGCATTAGCCAACGTGTTAGCCTTGTCGGTAATTGCCTTCAGGCGACTATCCATACCAACTTCCATACCTTCGCCTACGCCGATACCTAGAGGAATCGTACGCTTAGAAGGAGAGTTGATCTGAAGAGCGCTCTTGATGGTATTGACCACCTTGTCAGCAAGTGATCTCGCCTTGCCAAGGACTGTTTCGGTCATGCTATCAATACCATGGATGAATCCGTTGATTAGATCCTTACCAGCATTGACCAACATTCCACCGAAATCTCCGATCCTAGCCATGATCCTTGATCGCAGCGTTCCGATAGTGTCACCGATACGACCAATCATATCCATGACAGAAGCTACTGCACGGTCCTTCAGGTTACCGAACCAGGAGACCACATTTCCAACAAAGGAAATGATGGACCCAATGATTCTACCAGGCAGGCTAGTGAACCAAGCTACGATGGCGTTCACTGTATCAGGAACGATCGAGTGACCAACTAGCTTATCCCACAGCCAGTGGAACCATCCGTAAATGACCTGAACGAATCCGGTAATGGCAGAAACCACAGCCTGGATAAGGTCCCAGATCGTGCCGACGATAGCCTTATAGATACCGTCCCAGATCTCCTTAGCGTCAGCAGCTAGCTGACCCCAACGACCATGAATCAAGTCGTCAAGAAGATCAGAGACACCCTTAATGATCCCCCACAGGCCAGTTACGAAGCTAGTGATAGCTCGGAACAGTCCAGCAATCAGGTTAATGGCACCTACCACGATAGCGATCTGAACGGCAATGACCGTTCCAATCACAGCTCCAACGAGCTTAAGGATGCCCATGAAGGCAGCCATCTTACCGTTGGTTCCACTCGTGGCAAGGCCCAGGTTCTTCATGGCACCATTGAAGTTATCAATAGCTGGCTGAATCGACTTGTTGATGATAGCACCAAGCTGATCGAATAGGTCTCGAAGGTCTGAGAAGAACTTAAACACCTTGGGATCTGGAGTAGGAACAGCGGCCCTGGTATCGACATCCTTGCCGCCCTGGCCCTTGCCCTGGCCCTGAGACTGGAACTGGATGTCCTTAGCCTTCTTGAAGCCTTCCCATGCCGAATTGGCAGCGTCCTTCAAGTCATCGAAGACCGGCTTGACATCGTTCTTCAGGAAGTTCTTGAACGAATCAAGCTTGTCCTGAACATCCTTCAGGATAGCCTTGCCCTCAGCAGTCTTCGTGAAGAAGTCTTCGATTGCCTTACGGTTCTCATAGAGGACTACACCAAGACCAACGATGGCTACCACGACCAGACCGATAGGGCTAATCAGGAACGAGGCAATGGAAGCTATGCCAGCAAGTGCTCCAGCGAGCTTGGATCCCAAAAGGATCACGGGACCGCTAGCAGCAGTAAAAGCGAACATCTGCTCAATCAGCTTACGCTGAGACTCCGTCAAAGAGTCCCACCAGTGATTGAGCTGCTGAGCCTTATCTACGATGTACTGGATACCGCTAGCAACCTTCGGGAGCCACTTCTCTGCCAGCTCCTTCATCTTATCAATGACCTTCTGGCCGTACTTGTCAGCCAGAGCGTTCAACTCAGGGAACAAGTACTTTTCGAAGGCTACTGCCAGCTTGTTCTGAATCTGTTCCTTCAGGTTGGCAAGCTTAGACTTCAGGGTATCGGCAGAGGTGCCAGCACCTTCAACGAACTGCTTGGTGTTACCGATCTTAATCATCGCGTTAACGAAGTCGTCAGCGGAGATCTTACCAGCCTTAACCATGTCCAGGATCTTCGCCTGAGTAGTGCCATAGGCATCGGCCAGGAGTTTGACCGCTGGGATCTGTTCACCAAGCTGTTGGGTCAGCTCTTCGGACTGAACCTTACCTTTGGACATGATCTGCGTGATTGCCTTGAAGGCAAGGTTAGCCTGATCAATCGAGAGTCCGTAGGTAGTGAAGATGTTCGAAGTCGCCTGGAAGAGCTTGTTCGTCTTCTCTTGCGACAGGCCAGCAGCAAGGAGCTGTTTAGCGTACTGGATGATCTGAGTAGTATCGAAGGCGGGAGACTTTTCGGCGATCTTAGAGAGCTTTTCAATCTCCTGCTGGGCATTGGCCACACCGCCAACGAACGGTGCCAGCGAAGCCCTCGCCTGCTCCAGGTTTAGTGCAGCGGAGAAGCCGATCTTACCGAACGCAGCAGCGATTCCTACCAGCGGCACCGTAGCTAGGAACGTTAGCGTGTAGCCTAGGTTCTGAGCCATGAAGGATGTCAGACCCAGGTTCCTAGCGAAGGTTCCCAATCCAGCAGAAGCCTTAGCTACCGCTCCAGGGATGCTCTTGAATCCGTCGATGATGGTTGAACCCAGCTTACTAGCTGCTTGTCCTGCCAAATTCAATGTACTGGTTAGAGCTGATCCTACCACCCTTCCAGCACTCTTAAGACCTTCCCCCAGGGCTGTAGCTCCGAAGGAGCCAGCAGCACGCATCGAGGCAGTGAAGAACTTGAGGTCACCAACACCAAGGGACTGAATGCCGAGTCCTACGGACTTAACGAATCCCTTGGCTGCTTCTCCACCAACAGAGGACATAGCGGTATTGAAAGCACCCTTGATCTTACCAAGGACGCCAGACTTCGTTACAGTACTCTGAACGCCAGCGGCTGCATCTTCAGCAATCTTCTTGCCCGCAGCGGTACCGGATACCTTCTTCGCAATGTCGTCAGACATCCGGTCCGCTACGACCTTGGCAGTCTCCTTGGCTCGCTTCTCCGCAGCAGCTTTGAACTCTTCGAAGGAACCTAGTTTTATGTCAATATATGCAGTGCCGACCTTGACCTTACCTGCCATTTTGCCACTCCCTCAAGTACTCTGCCGCTGCAATAAGCCTAATTGGATCGTCCTTCATGAGACCTATTGCCTGATTGCAGGTCGGGCAAAGTAGTCCCCTTATACACTTGCCACACGATCCGGCATGAGGGCAGCATTTATGATCGTGATCCAAGTGGGAGCTAACTTCTGCAAAAGAAGTTTTACAAATCGCGCAGCGGTTTTCCTGCTTCGCGTCAAGGAATTCTCTGTCTTCTAGAGTAATGCCATACTTACGCAGGTGCGTAGTGGCTCTCCTTTTCTCAGCACCAGCGACAGTTTTTCTGTTCCGTTCAGTGTTCTCCTTAGTGCAATTCTTGCACCAAGACTGCAATCCGGATCGGGTGTTCTTGCTAGAGTAAAAATTAGAAGTGGCAAACAAACCCTTACATTTCGTACACCTCTTCATTTGCCACCTCCCCTATTCTTTCTTAACCACCATTACCGGCATAGCCTTAAGGGGGTTAACCTTAGGAGCTTCGGGTCCTCCGGACCCTTGAGGGCCTCGTCGAGGCCCGTCCTTGACGGTTTCTTGCTTACCGTATTTAGGACGCGGATACGGCTTAGGCTGAGGTACGGTGCTATGCTTATCAGAATTCATCTTCACCAGAGCGAAGGTGTTATAGGAGATAGCGTCGTACAGATCAGCAAGCTGCGCATTAGTCATATCCCACATATGTTCAAACTCGGACTTATCCATTCCCAGGAGTTCACGAGTGATTTCATTCTTTGTGGGAAGCCTATCGAAAAAGAGCCACAACTTACGAAGTGAGAAATCCGAACCAGGATCATTCACATCAAGTAAGTCGTAGCCCTTAATCATCAGTTCGTATTCTAGAGCCTCGCCATGATGAGTGAATACGTAGGCGAGGAGGCTTAGTTTCCCGAGCTGCCCAGGAGGGTCTTGCCGATGATCTCAATCAGATCAAGCAGCTCCTGTTCAGTCAGGTCCTTGTCCTCAAGGCGCTCCAGCTCAGCTTCATCGAAGGCCAGAGCGAACGCCTCGAAGGGATTCTCATTCACGAGACGCAGGAACTTCAGACGCTTGAACTTCTTCTTGACCTGGTAGGTCTCACCATTGAACTCAAAGGTCTTGTAGTCCAGAGCGTTCGTGTCCTGCTCAACATCATCAACGTGTGCCATTAGATCTCCTCAGCGGGTTAAGTAGACCGGCCACCCGCCGAAGACCGGTCCACAACTTAGCTCCAGGGTTTCGAAACTATGTTTCTCATAGCTTCCTAGGAGCGTCTAGAATCCTCCAGGGCATACTGACCCTAGGGCGGAAGGATTTAGGGGCTTAGCGCAATGTATGCCCCTTGGAAAACAGGGTTCTGGCGAACTTAGCTGGCGATGGTAGCGGCCAGGTTGGGGTCATCCGTGATCCGGTAGCCCAGATCGGAGAGAGAAGTACCCAGAACCTGGACAGTCATGTCGTAAACGATACCTTCCGTACCCCGGTGAGGAACCTCACCACGGCTGGTAATATCGCCACGAGGAATGACGTACCGAGTAGTGATGTCTCCATCAACTTCCTCGATCACCCACACCTTGTCAGTGACACCAGGCGTAGCCGGAATGGTCGTGGTCACGACGCCAGCGTTGTTGACGGTTTCCGCACCCAAATAGAACAGGTCGAGAACCAGGTCCGTGGTCTCCATGGCCTTGAAGTTCCAAGTCCAGTTAACCTCAGTCGTCAGGGTCCGAACGCCGTTCATACGCTGGGAAGCACGCAGGATTTCCTTCGTGACATCCAGAGATTCGGTCAGAGCGTCAGGATCAGTGAAGCCAACCTTGCGGAACGCCGCAGACAGCGAGGCAAGGGTGGTCGGAAGGGTAGTGCCAATGGGAGCGCAGTAAACCTCGGTAGTAACTGCTACCCGGACGTTGTTCTCATTAGGCTCAGCCATGAGTTACCTCCTAGAGTGGCCGAAAGTAGATAACTACATTCGATACGAATCGATATCTGTTGTCCAACTGATCCGTAAGGTCAAACGGGGTAATACCTACGTCAGTATGGGTGACGACTAGATCGTCATGGACTCCCTGCATTGACAATGCGGCAGCCAGTGCCCTTTCAGCCAACAGGAGCGTACTATCAAGGTCTTCTGCGTAACAGTTCAGATCAAAGGACCGAGCATCAAGCCGGTCCAGAACTACCCTGTTACCAGGAGCCATTTTTACTTCAACCCATCGCTGACCAGTTTCATAACCATTCAAGTTTGGGGCAACTCGATCAGTATTGAATCCGGTAAGTAATGGATGAGAAGTCATATAGGTAATGAGCTGAAGGAGGATATTAGGGAATTGAATTGTCATTAACCTCCACCTCCAAGTGCTCGTCTAAGGAATCCAAATGCTGGATATTCCAGATATTCACCAGTTTTACCGAGTTCCAGCTTCGGATCCTTGCCACCAAATTCAATCTCAGCACCACGGGCATGGTAGGAAACAACTGCTCCGTAGTTGGCATCTCCATCACGAACCATGATGTTCTTGAGGGTGCTAACGTAAGCGTTCAGGGAGTACGCCATAGCTTTAGCTCGGTAGAACCTCAGCTTTTCAGTCCTGAAGTTCTTCTTCAGGGTTCCTTTAGTAGTATCCCTAGTATCAGTCCATCTAGCCGCTTCCTGTTGAGCAATAGCTCTGGCCCGTGCTCCAATGGCGTCTGTGGCTTCCCGTACAGCGTCACCAAGCGGGTTGAGGGAGGAACGAAAGTGGAAGGCTTTATTCTCCCACCCTTCCTCCCATTCAAATCGGAATGTCATAGACTATCCCTCGATCTTCTTGATACCTACTTCGAGATGATGACGGCCCCGAAGGGTCCAAGTCTGAGGCTTTCCGTCAATCTCATAGGTCTCTCCATCGTTCACCCTGACCCAATCTTTGGGCTGAGGATCGAACGTAGGATCATCACAGATGATGCGACCAATTCTGGAGTAGGTATCTCTGTCGATGTCATACTCAGCAGAGAAATAGAGCTGAAGGCTACCGTAGCAAGTCTGCACTACGGTAGCTCCAGATTCGTCTACTACAGTTTCACCATAGGCAGTAATCGTGGGAGTCGCCCTCAGGACTTCTAGCTTATCGGTCATAAGAGCGCGTACCATTACTTAGCTACCCTGACTTTCCAGGTTGCAGAAGCTGGGTCAATTGCTCCAGCCGTAGAGTTAAGCAACCGAATGGTAACTGTATTGGTGGCCGAAACCCGGGCATTAGCAATCAAGCCAGCCTCTAGTCCTGCTGGAGGACCCATCTGGACTACGTCGCCAGCCGTTGCGCCAGTTGCGGTAATAGTCAGTTCAGCAGTAGCACCAGCGGCAATAGAGGGGAAGTCCAAGGTTGCACTCGCATCAATTGAACCACCGTATCCAACCCATCCGGTATTACCACTACCGGAACCCTTCGCATAGATTGTTGTCCCTACACCTCCGTTAAGGTTCATATAAAGGGACCCGGCAGGAGCAGTAATAACAGCTTCCGGCGTGCCAGTGTTGGCGAACACCTTAGCTCGACCGAGCATCGTGTAAACGGTCCGGCCTGCGTCGGTGATGTAAGTGGTCGCAGCAGAAGAGTTTGAGTTGAACGCCACAGCATTGGTCGAAGAACTGAAAACTCGAAGACCTTCACTTAGGATGAGGGTCTTTCCAGTCAACGGACCCCGATCAAATGTATTGTCACCAATTGTCCCGGTGTTATTGGTGGACGCCAGGTTAATGCAAGTGGCAATACTTGCAGTGTTTGTCCAGACATCAATGATCGTATTTCCATTGACGGCGAATCCTCGGTTATCATGATACAGACTGATTCCGATGCATGATGGGTTTACAATAGTATTACCATTAATGCTAATGCCATCAGTCGTGTGGACGTACAGTGCACCAAGGTTCGTGCTCGACTCTAGACCGTGACCGCGAACGACGTTACCAGCGATCGTACCAGTTGCCCGCTCGCCAGAGTCTGATGCCCCAGTAAAAGAAATGCCCGCTTGTGCACTACCATCAGTTACACCCGAGTCAACGGTATTACCGATTACGGTACAATCGATTGGTGCATATGTATTGAGGGTGTTGGTTGTGTCCTGGGCGCAGCCGACAGCGATACCAATCTTACAACTCGTTACGGTATTACTAACGATGTTAATTCGTTGTCCCGCGTGGGTATCAATACCCTCCCAGTTCGTCACATTTGATACCCGGTTGCGAGCGATAGTAATATCTGCACTTCGGGGGTCAGAACTAAGCGTAGTACCTAGTTCCCAGCGCGAAGCAATGATCCCGTAAACCGAACTTGGTCCGTTTACGGCATCTACATCATTGTCCACAACTGTTCCCCGCAGGACTGATAGGAAGAGTACTCCAGCATTCCAAACATTGGAAATAGAGCAGCGGCGCACGTGAATCTTGGATCCCCATCGAGCATACACTCCGTAAGAGAATCCAGAGATAGAACAGTCCTCAATCTTTACATTACTAACAACCGAAGCTGAACTTACACCCATAATCGAAATAGCTTTAGGTACAGTAACATCATTAGCCAGTCCTCCGGGGCCAGTGATGGTAAGACCAACAACTTTTACATTTGAATGTGTAATGTTCAGAACGCTCGTGGAAGCAGTTGCTTGATTTAGTGTTGCACCATTCCCATAAATAGAAACTGCCGAACTGATGTCAGATAGAGCGCTAGATACCTTGTAAGTCCTTGGCGGCAAATAAAGATCGGCCTTCTTAGTAAATGCAGCAGCGATAGCTGCATTAATGGCCGCCGTATCATCCGTCGTACCATCACCCTTGGCTCCGTAGTCAAGGACATTTACCGAAAGTTTATCCTTAGTAACCAATCCCGCTGGAGTTGAATCAGACCAAGGATTAAATCCTGCGATTGCCGACACGTTGAATGGACCAGCACCAGCGGGGACAACGACGGAGACCCATTGAGTCCAGCTAGTCTTGATCTGGATCAAGTACTGCTGATTCGAGTTGTTCGGAGAAGCGGAAAACGAGTAAGCCCTAGAACCATCTGTAGTAGTAGAGGCCACGAGCACTGGAGGCGCGGAAGACCCACGAGTTTCAAGATAAACCTTCACCGCAGTGCCGGTGGGAGTACCGACCTGGGCAATACCGTTAACAGTAGCCATGAACCCTCCTACAGAGTCGGCAGACGACGGATGTTACGTCCGGTCTGAGGACCAAGACGAAGGGAAGAAGCCGTAATAGCATACTTATCTAGAATGGCGTCTTCCTGACTGTTCGTATGGAGATCAGCGTAGGTCTCAGAGATAGCTCCTACGGTCTGCTGACGAACATTCAGCGGGTTACTTGCCTGACGGTAAGCCAGGGACTTAGCTACGGTTAAAAGGTCACTAGGAACGGCATCGAATCCATAGACGTAAGAAACCAGAACCGTTTCGAATGGGCAGAGATCAAAGATCGTGTCCCAGTCATCCCAGTCCCAACAAGTCTCAGTATTGTCCCTGAAGTTCTTCACGGATGTGATATCAGAGATAGGATACTTGCGGATCTCAATGATACCGGAGTAATCTGCCTGCATCTTCTCGTCAGTAACCGTAGTCTCTTCGAAGGCCAGGCCAGGACAACGAGTCAAGATGTAGGCTTCAACGATATCCAGTGTTAGTTGAGCTGGACCAATCTCATCACCTTCATAGGGACGAGACTCGCGACCCATGACGGTCGCCAGATTGTCTAGCGTAAGTAGGGCCATTTAAGATCTCCGATCTATGGGGGGCCAGAGGCCCCTACCAACCTCTCAGCAAAAGACATTGCTGGCCTAGATGCCAGGCATGACGGAGGAAGGTCTCAAGCTCAGCGGACTGCTTGCTCTTCCAGAACTTAGCGCGGGTCTTAGCGTAGTCGGATGCCTTCTTGTAGATATCCGGCTCCAATAGGTCTTCAAGCGCCATGGCCCACGCGGCCGAGTCATCACGATCAGCATAGATGCCACCAGAACCAAGAGCTTCGGTGAGGCCCAGAGTAGGGTTAGCAATCGTGGGAATCCCAAGGAAGGCTCCTTCGAGAGCTACCCTTCCAAATGATTCATACCGAGAGGGCATGAGTAGAACCTTAGTCTTGGCATAGACATCCTTGACCATGTCTGGAGTATGCTTCTGGATCGTTACGTTCGGCAGGTTCCTGATATCCTGCTCACCGTATCCACCGATAACTCCGAGGAACTTATGATCGGGGAACCGCTCAGCGAGAGCGTAGAAGACCTCGGGACCCTTGCCATTCTGTCCCTTAATTGAACCGGCCCAGAGGTTCACCAGAGTGATGTACTCCTGGTTAGCCTTACGATGACCCTTAGGGAACTTGAATCGGTCTCCATCCACCCGAGGATGCACGATGCACTGAAGACCATCGTAATTGAAGTCCTCGGCAACCCAATCCGTGTTCCAAACCACCAGGTCTGCACCTTGAGCGACGTAGCCCTTTGTGATATCCATATTGTTATGAATCAACTGAGCTACCGGGAATCTGTAGGTTCGACCAACAGATACGGTGCGATCAGTACACTCAAGGTGCGTCAACATGAGCTGGGACTTGTTAGCCGCTCGAATGATCTGACGCTTATCGGTGAAGGGGTAGACAGAAACCCCATCAATCTGGTATGGCCCTGTGATCAGTTTGTCTTGACGAGACAGGATTACATCAACTGTCCACCCATCCTGGACCATCGCACGAAGGAGGTCATGCAGGGTTGTCTCAGCACCAGCGTTGTGGTACGGTACGTAGGCGTGAACGTAAGCAGTAGCATGCATGTTAACCTCGGCGGGAAGTAGGAACGAATGGCTGACCTGATGACGAACGATGAACTCGAAGCCTCCTTGTACAACACGAACATCCTTCCGGATGACCCGGAGTACGGTCAGTTCGTTGCTCTAGGCTTCGTGATGACCAGTGCAATGGACGCTCTGGAAGACTTGAAGCGAGGCTTGGAACCGGAGGTTCAGCCGACTCTGGACATGATCGGTGATCAGGTGAACTGGTACCTGAACGAGCTGTGGGAGATCTTCCAGCTCAGTCGTAGTTAGATGTTGGGGGGCTTTAGGCCCCCCTTCATCGTTAAGCGTTAGCCTTAGCTAGCCGGAGCACCAGACGGGCGCAGGATCGCGAACGGGAACGGCGAGTCAGCCAGAGGCGTACTCGGGTCCAGCAGCATGTAAGCCAGACGGAAGACCACACGCATGATCTTCGAGTCCTGCTGCATCGCGTTGAAGACCACAGCGCCAGCGTCGTTGGTGATCACGGCATCCGTGTGGATGCTGTAGGTGATATCCTGACGGATACCAACCACCAGCCGACTGAAGTCACCCATGAGTAGCGTGGCGTAGTTCGAACGCCATGCACCGTTGGTCGACTCAGCAAGCGGGTAACCGTAGAGGTTACCGGCCAGACCGTCCCGCACGTTCGGCTGCCAGATCGGCAGAGAAGTGCTCGGGTCACGGAGCTGAGCGAGCTTCCAGCGCAGGCCCGGACGGGCCACAAAGCCGTTGATGTTAACGCCATCAACAGCCAGATCCTCGGCCAGTTCGGCAACGTCAAGCGTCAGGTCCGAAGACTCAGTAGCCACGTTACCAGCAGTCAAGGCACCCTGGTAGAGGTACGGGTCAGTCCAGCTAGCCGGCTTGTCAACGCCCCAGAAAATGGCGTCGTCAACCTTGCGGCCGATGGCCTCAGCCAGACGAGGCTTGATCTCGCCCCACAGGTCGATAGCAGCGTCATCCGCGAACGCGTCAGGGACCACAACCAGGGTCGCGATCTCTTCAACGGTCGTGGACTTCTGACGCCACGACATGTTGGTCGTCTGCTTCAGGCCCGTGTCACCGTTAACCCAGTACGCCTCAGGCAGGGTATCCAGCATGGAGACGGTCTTGGTCTTGGTGCTCATCGGCACCTTGCGGCCAAGGGCCAGAGCCGCAGAAGCCTGCGGAGCAGCCTGAATGATCTCGTAGGAAATATCAGTCGGAACGAAATTAGCGTCCCGAGCCTGAACCTTGTTGTAAGTAGCCATTTAAACCTCCAGGAGAGGGAAGCCGTTAGCCCCAGAGGGCTTGACGGAGTTCTTCGTTGTAGTCAGTCTTACCGGAACCCACGGGCTTACCCCTAGCACCAGGGAACAGGTTAGGATTCGGAGGTTCTTCCTTGGGCTCATCAGTCGTCTTCTTTCCGATTCGATCGGATAGACGCTTAGCGGAAGCGAAGATTTCCTCCTTGGTATTACCAGCGATCAGATCAGCATCACCTTCGTCAAGACCGTGCTTGGCGATAGCGAGTTCAATCAGATCAGCCTTGCGCTCCTCCTCAAGGGCCTTTGCACGAGCATTAGCCTTCTCCAGCTCGGACATCTGGGACTGCTTCCAGTCGTCATATTCCTTCAGCTTAGAGTCAAGCTCCTTGTTGGTAACGCGCTTGGCAGCAGCTTCACGTCGGACCTTGGCCAGTTCAGCAGCAAGCTCCTCATAGGTAAGCTTTCCCTGGGCACCGCCCTCGTTCTCGAACGTTTCCACTGCATTGTCGACCTGCGACTGGGTGTTTTCGGCACCCTCGTTGTCACTCATTTACTCTCCTGGAGTCTAAAGGGATGTGAAATGATCCCCTCGGTATGATAGATACGGACCGATTTCTCCATGGTTATATTCAACCATAATCTTGCGATAATCGATCGTACGTCCGGACCTATCCGAGGTACCGAACTTGGATTGAATGTCCTGGTGAATCTGATCAAGGAGGTCTTGGTCTAGAATCTGGTCTCCGTCAGATTCAAAGGACAGAACTGGAGCGACCTTACAGTCGCAGTGTGGATGGATTGGCTTAAGCTGGCTCCGATGGTACCGTTGAGTAGAAGCAACGATACATAGAGCGCAGTTAACAGGACCGTATAGTACCCTTCGATACCCGACGATCTTATGCTCATTGGCGAACTTCTCAATCTGGGTCAGGTCAGCGATACGCTCTACATCGGTATCGACCATTTCCCTGATACGGCTTACGCCATTCCCAAGGGCATCATTAATGCTTCTACCCTTTTTAAGGGCTGTCCAGAAATCCACGAACTGACGTTGGTAGACTATGCTGGACGGAACTCCTCCACGGAGCTTGGAAATAACGTCCGTACTAGACACAGGAGCGTCTGAAAACTCCGACCCTAGTAGAAGGTACCCTTGAGCTGAGTTTGTAGCCTCTGTGATAGCTACAGCCGTCGCAAAAGTGTCTTCTACGAGGGGCAAAGCACCCTTGAGGAACGCCTCGATATCAGACTTGTTGTGAAACGCTAGATCGAGCCATTCCACAGCAAGCTGATCACCTAGACTATCCTTGAGCGCTCTTAGCTGGGCTGACAGGCTTTTGGCCAGCGTTCGGACCGCCAGATCCTGGCTTGTTGCCATTTACACCTCCGGACGAGCTTTGGCTCTTAAGGGCTCCGCCCGAAGCCTGAACTGCTGCCAGAGCCATCTGGCGAGCATCTTCCTTCTTCTTCTCGGCCACAGCGAATTCAATATCCTCTGGAGTGAACTGCATCTTCTCCATGGCCAGGGCCAACGGGATACCCATCTGTGTGTACTTGAGTCCAGCGTCAGCAAGTTCTGAGGTCGGACGCTCTTCAGGGTCCGCCCAGATAGTCTTAGCAGGAGCTGTAGCCTTAGCGTTACCAAGGTACTTGAAACCGATTCGAGTAATCTTCTCATGGCTCCAGCCCATTGACCTCATCCGAAGCTTCGTCTTAGAGACAAGACCTGCTTCAGAAGCCTTCAGAGCATCACCTGATGCGTTCACGATCTTACCCAGAAGGTAGTGAGGAGGAGTCTTCGAGATAGCTGCCATGTCGCCCACATCCTGCTGAACCGCATCAAGGATCTGACGAATATCGGCCTCGGAGAACTCACCGAACTTGGCATTGTCAACCTCAGTGGTCCAGAGGACATCAGAACCTGGATCGAACGGAGGCTTACGATTACCCCTAGCGTCAGCAGGAACCTTGATACCCGAAGCCCAACGCTGCTTATACGCCTGGGCGCGAGTAATGATCATACGATCCAGAACGGTAGCGTTAATACGATCCTGAACATCCTTGAGGTTGAACGACTCAGCCTCAGCCAGAGACGTGTAATTCAAGCTAGGGTTCCAGGCGTAGCGAACTAGTGGAACAACTCCAACTGGATTGGTTTGTCGGTCCACGAGCTGGAATCCATTCGGATCGCCGAGCGTGGTCAGACGCTTCGTCAAGGAAGTCATGTCATAGTTCTGAACATCCTCAACCGGAGGACCCATGTAGTAGGACACCGAGTCAGGAAGGTAGAGAACTGCAACTACCTTATCCATGTAGATGTCTTCCCACATCTTCAGGCCAGCGATTCCGCGAGTAGGTCGAGCAGGATCATACTCAAGCCCACACATACGTGGATCTTCCATGGTGAAGACAGGTTGGCCATTAGAGTCTTCGTCCGGAGGAGAAACCAGAACGAAGGCATCACCGAAGGTGGCAGCATACAGGTGGATCATGGCTTCCTGGAAGTCCATATCATTGGCTAGCCACATCTCAGCGGCATCAGGATCAGCAGAGTTAGACCCTGCGAACTTGATACCGTTTACCTTCATTCGCTCTACAGGACTCATGGTAACAAGTCCGTAGTAGTTAGTACGACACATCTTCTGGAACTCACGAAGAGCCTTTACGTATCGACGGTCTCCGGAAGGGAAAGGATGATTACCGGTGACGTAACGCTCAAGTTCATTGTAACGGTTCTGTTCTGCCAGAACCCTAGAGACGAGCCGACTGAAGAACCAATCCGGGCTCCCAGCCGCAGCTTTATTAAGTGCCACTGGCACTCCTTTCTTATGCCGGGAGCGCAGCTCCCTTAGGGCTGGAAGCCCGAGCCGCCTGGGCTAGAATGAGAAAAGGTAATTGTCCGGTCCGTCTGTGTCGCGACCATCTTCAATGGCATCTGCACGAGCTTCCAGAGCTAGAAGTGCTGCCATTACTGCGTCGATCTTCCGAGAAGACCCACGTGCTTCCTTCTTGATGAGCTTTCCGTAAGGAGTTTCCTCGAACTGGGCGTTAAGTGCATGCTGCTCCAGAACGGCACTACCGTCCCAGGTAATCAGCTTGGACTCAACTGCGGTCTCAAACCGCTCAATTGCCCTGCTCATGATGTTCTTACGGTTAGTCCAGTACTCGAATACGATGTCATCGAAGTCCAAGGACCAACGTCCGACGATATCCTGCCAGTAAGCTGGGTCAGCATACATCCAGACAACGTTATACTCAGCCAGGACCTTCCTGACCTTCTCGTCCACCATAACGAATGGAACTTCCCAATCCCTGTGAATCTTAGGATCGGGGTTTGCCCATACCTCAATGGTGAAGATATGGCCATCGGATAGCCTACAGCCGATAAGCGCTGTGGTGTCATCCTTGGTGGAGCCGTCAAAGCCAAGGGCAATACGTTCAGTCTTGCCGATCTCTTCGAACGGAACGAACTTGATAATGCTGCGCCACTTAGCTGGGTCAAGCCACTGGAAGGTGCCTTGAACGACCTGATTGAAGTAGAACCGACGAGCATCTGCCTCAGTAGTAGCAGGGTCGTCCATTTCCTCTTCAATACGGTCTAGATCAACCCAACCACCATTCTCCGCAGCCGAGTCACCATACGCAAAGCAGAGACCCTTACGGCGTTCTGCTCGTAGCTGCTCAGCATCTGGGTCGTTGTCGTCGATCTTAGCTGGACACGAATCTGAGGCCGCCCGATAGTCAACGAGTAGTCCTGGACGACTTGCTTTCGCCGCTTCAAGCGATAGCTCAGCGACCGACTCCTCGCCCGGTGCAGGAGCGTTCGTCGTCTCAACTGAACGTCCACCGAACTTACCCAGGTTACGCCGAATAACTGCGGCAAGCTTATCCCCGTGATTGGATTTAACCCAGAGGTGGGTTTCGTCCAGGACCACGAAAGTCGGGCGGTTACCCTCACGCGATGTTGAACCCGCCGTGACCGGTTCGAGCTTACCGTTCTCCGTGAGGATACGCGTCTTGCCAATGTCAAGCCTGTAGTTCTCACAAGCCTCCCCATTCAGGAGCATCTCTACAACGAGGTCCATGGTGTTGTCCGTCTGAGCTTCAGAAGTTGCGGAAATCTGTACCCATGGAGATGGCTGGGTCCTCCCAACTGGCTTACCATTCTCCCAGTGAGAGAATTTCACAGGACCCAAAAGTTCAGCACAACACAGAGCGGCCAAGAGGGGACTTTTCCCCCAACCTTTTACTCTGCCGAGAAGGCCCCGACGGTATATGAATTTTCCTTCCTCATCTACCGCGTAGAACCAAACAACGAATTTCGCCTGCTCCCTAGAGAACCGCCACTTCTCGCCCTTATGGTCACCATCTGGCTGAGCTAGATTATCTGAGCACCAGCTCAGCACCCCCCAACCCAAACTGTATTGAGGAAGACCCTCAGGAAGTTCTAGCACCATAGCTCCAAATATGCTATAGCAGCGCGAAGAGTATTGGCGTCATCTGCCAGAAGACCCATCGCTGAATTGCAGCTATAACAAAGTAGTCCACGAATACAGGAGCCACAGGATCTAAAACCAGGACAACATGAATGGTTATGATCGACATGCAAGGTCTTTTCGCTTGGACGCTTACATATCGCACACACACCTTCTTGCGATAGAAGAATGGATTCATATTGATCGACAGTTATTCCATAGGTCTGCCTTAGATATTTGGCTCGTGATTTCGCTGGATCGTACCAGCGATGCTTGTTATCTTTGGTCCACTGGTTGAGACAGTCTTTACACTGACTCTTCTTCCCGCTGCTGTGACGTTTATCGTTTCCAAACCTCTCAAGAGGTTTTTCCACCCCACACTTTGAGCAGCGTTTCATGCTAGGTTCCTAGAAGATCCTCGTAGTAGTTGTCTTCAGAGTCTTCTTGGCCCGGAAGGGCAGGATCGAGATCAGCGATAACGAACCGGAGCTTCAGTCGGTCAGCGTAAGTGGCACCGTAGTTAGCAGTCTTACGGTCCAGCTCACGGGAGAGCTGAGCAATATCGGTCGTCTTAGCGTTAGGACTGTTCTGAAGGGTCATGATCTGGTCATAGATCCTTGCAGCTACTTCCATGACATCCCAGTCGGTGTCAGTCATAAGCTGAGCCTGAGGACTCTTGCGCCAGTTGTGCCACCATGCCAGAGTCTTCGAATGCCAAGGAAAGTCATCCGGTAGATCATGGCCACGGAGGATCCCGTCGTCATAAAGAGTCTTAAACGGACTCATGGTGTCCTTGTTCCTACGAACCCTCCCAGGGTTCGGCGGTGGACCTACGATACCTGTCATTTTGACCTCCAGGGTCAGTTGAGCCCACCAGGGGCTTGCTTGGTCTTGCATCTTGTGGTACAGTGCTGTATATGAAACCTTTTGCCGTAGGCGACAAAATCTTGGTGAAGAAGTTCGAGTTCCCCGATTCCGAATCTGGAACCGATGCGGCAGTCGGCACCATTCGTGAAGTGGTCAGTTCGTGTCCCTTCGATGGGTACCCTGTAATCAAGATCGTCGGATCAAAGGACGGCGTGGAGTTCCAGGTCTACAAGAACGTAATCGAGTGGGAACCCGTCAACGAACCCGTCAAGGTAGGGGACAGGATTCGGATCCTGGCATACAAGTACCCTGATTCTCTATTTCTGACTCCGGAGATCGGGAGTATTCAGCCTGTTGTTTCCATCTCAATTGACGGTGACCCGGTCATTGCTGCGTGGGGTACGGGTTACAACAAGGTCATCAGCGAATGGATCAAGATCACGGAGGATAAAGTGAGTTACTTCCAGTTCACGCAGCAGGACATCGATGAGGCCGTAGCTAAGGCTCTCGAAGAGTTCAAGGCCAACCTTCCGGTCAAGGAGGTCACTGTCCGGACTTCCTTCAAGGTCTGGGTGCCTAAGCACTACACCGAGGACGAGATCATGGAATTCGTTGAGCATTCGAGCGATGACGTGTTCGAAAACGTCGAGTGGGAAGTCGAAGACAACTGAGCTGAAGGCAATGGAGGCCCCTTCGGGGGCCTTTTTGCTGTCTGTAAGCTGTTGGGACCCTTTACCCTGGGCTTACCTACCACTGCGGCCATTTCGGGCCTTAGCGTAAGCTACGAGTGCCCTGGATCCATCGATCTGTGTCTCATGCGAGCCCAACTCAGCCCGTACACAATGTC